GGTTCGTATGTCCGCCTGCTCGAGGCCGAGACCGTCGGTGCGGTCAACGACCTCCGCAAGGACATGAACCGCCAGGCCTTCGGCGACGGTCGCGGCACGCTGTGCCAGATCACTGCCGATGGTGTGAACACGGTCACGGTCGACAACCTGCAGTACCTGCGCGTCGGCATGATCGTGGACATCATCAACCAGGCCACGGATGCTGTGCTGGCTTCTCAGCGCACCATCACTTCCATCGTCACGGCCACTCGCGTGGTGACCTACAACGGTGCAGATGTCGCGGCCGTTGCCGGCACCCACGTGCTTGCGCTCGAGGGCAACTGGAAGATGGAGATCAACGGTCTCCGCAACATCACCCGGTCCGACCTGTCCCAGAACTACGTTCTCCACGGCATCGACTCGAACGCCGCGGGCAACGAGTACTGGAAGGCAAAGCAGGTGGACGGGGGCAACACGGTGTTCGACGAGGACTCGGGTCAGCTCCTGATGGATCAGATCGGTGCCATGGGTTGGGACACCGAAATGATTATCACGACCCGAGGCATCCGTCGGCGCTACGTCAACACGCTCAAGGCTCAGAAGCGGTTCAACGACTCGAACTCGCTGATGCTCCACGGGGGCTTCAAGTACATCGACTACAACGGCGTGCCGTTGCTCTTCGATGACGACGCCCCGAAGCAGCACATGTTCTTCATCCGTCCGGAGGACTTCCTCTGGATCAACCTCAACGGGAACGACTTCCGCTGGATGAACAGGGACGGCGCGGTGCTGCGCAAGGTCGAGAACCCCGACCAGGACGCCTACAAGGCGACCCTCTACAAGTACAGCGACCTCGGCGTTCAGCGCCGCTCGTCGCAGGGGGTCATGTACAACCTGGCGGACGACATCCCGTAGGCCCATTCCCCTGGGTCCCCACTCCCTGACCTGGTACTCCTTACTTCCCCGGAGGTGATACGATGGAACTGAAGGCCGTCAAGATGTTCTACGATAGCCGGCTAGGGCTCGTAGAGCTCGAAGACGACGTTCTTTCCATCGTGTCCCAGGTCAGGGAGCTCTACGGGAACAAAGTGAAGATCTGTCTCGAGCCAACCACAGGACAGTACGTGTTCTCCGAGAACAGTACAGACGGCACCGAGCGACTGATCTTCACCACCCCGACCCTGGATGCTCGTTGCCTGACGCGGCTCATCGCTGCTGACAGCACCGCTCGAGGTTATCAAGATGCCTACGAGCTTATGGAGCGTGAACAGGACGAGTTCAGGGATCGGGAACAGGAGCAGATGAGGGAAACGATTCGTGATGAGGCTGAGCGTCTGACACACGCTCTGAAGCATTCTGGAGCAGTCCCTCACCTTCCATTGCAGGTCAACGTACCGAAAGGGATCTAGTGCCTGACGCCAACGGCCAAATGTTCCTCTCCGACTTTCGAGCGGAGCTCCAGGCGAGAGGCTTCGACGGATTCAACGCTGCTGACCTGAACTCCATGATCAACCGCGGGTACTTCTATGTTGCACGGAAGTTCCCCTGGTACTGGAAGCAGGCCACAGCCTCGATTCCGTATCCCGCTTCTGGCTCCATCTCTGTGGCGGATACGAGTGTGGACTTCCCAGGCCTCAAGAACGTGCGGGCCGTGTATCTCGAGGGTGTCCCCAATGCCCAGTCGAAGGTCCGTCTCACGCCTCTCGACGACAAGGAAGCTTTCGACCGGGTCTACGCCGAGGTGGATCGTGGCGTCACCGGTACCCCCAACTCCTACTGGATCGACGAGAACAAGCTCTACGCGCTCCCGAAGCTGGCATCAGCGGGCAGCGCGACACTCGAGATCCACTACAACAAGCGACCTGCCGCTCTCACTGCTGACTCGTCCATCGCTGTTACGCCTGTGGACCTAGACGAGGCGATCCTGCTTGCTGCACTTGCTCGGTGCCACAAGCGTGCTCTGGAGACCAACCTCGCCATGTCGGTTCAGATGGAACTCGAGGAGTTCTTCGATGACTTGAAGGACCTCGAAGGCGACCGCGCGGACGATTTGCAGGAGAGGGTGCAGCCGGACAATCAGTGGGCATGAGGCCCCGAGACGTCCCAGTCACCCGCGCCATGGTCATCGCTTGGCTAGCGACATGGCACCAGCCGCTGGTCGACACCCCTGCGCTGAGGAACCATCTTCGTAATCCGAGCCGCTTGGGTGCTGCCCTCGCGGACACGCTCGTAGACAACGAGGGGAACGACTCCTTGCCGCCTCAGACCACTGTTCTCGGTTTGATCCTACTGGACCTCAAGTCCTATGCCTAGCGCTACGCAGGGTTCCACAGTGACGGTCGAGGCCAAGGGCTTCGCAGGCGGGATCAATATCCGTGACGCGATCAACCTCCTTGCTGGCGACGAGCTACGCAAGTGCGAGAACGCCACTCTGGATGAACGTGGGGGCGTCTCTAAGCGACTCGGCTGCACTGACAAGGGTCAATTCTCGGTCACGGGTACTGACCGCGTGCTCTCCATGTATACCTTCTATCGTGGGGCAGCGAACACACCGCAGATCCTGATCCACACTACGGGCGGTAGGCTCTACTACACCAACGACCCGACCGTCCAACCCATCGTGTGGGCCCAGATTGCTTCGGGGCTCAGTACCACCCAGCCTTTCTCCTTCGAGACCTTCAACTCACGATGCTACATGTCCAATGGAGTGGACTCATATGCCAAATGGGATGGAACAACTTACACTACCATTCCTACCGCTCCCAAGGGCAGGTATCTCCGTTTGTGGAAAGACACCATGTGGGTCTCTGGAGTACCGACGCTCGACGACCGGGTCTATTCAAGCAATCCGGGTGACGCCGAAGTCTTCGGAGTCGCCAACTGGGTGGACCTCGCCAAGGGCGACGGAGATACCATCACTGCCCTCAACACCGACGGTATCTTCCTGATCGTAGGCAAGCGCAACCGCAGCTTCGTCATCTACGATCCCGTCACGTTCGCCAACCGTGCTGTCGACTTCGAGAAGGGCTTCGAGAGCCACTTCTCAGTCGTGCAGTTCGAGGGTGAGATCTACTACCTGTCCCGCCGAGGTATCTGCAAGTGGGTCTCTGACTCGCCGTCGCAGATCATCAGTGGTAAGCTCGACCCCCTGTTCGATCCATCCATCATCAACATCGCCCAGCTAGGCAAGTCCTTCGCCTACACTGTGGGCAACCAGGTGGGTTGGTGCATCCCCGAGACTGGGTCTCTCGTGCCGACGATCCAGGTGGAGTACTACCCACGACTCGCAGGGTACACCGCCTACGGCAACAGGGGCACTGGGCCTTTCGTCATCCACCGTATGCCCATGGGTCCTTCTGCGCGCTACAGGTCAGGCACGATTGAGTACCTGTACGCGGGTGCAAACGGGGCCAACAAGGTCTACCAGGCGTTCTCGTCGGTAGGCCAGGACGATGGCGTGACATTCGGTAGCATGGTCGAGACAGGCCCCATCGACTTCGGAGCGCCCACGCTGATCAAGTACATGCGTCGGTGCCGCTTGCTGGGTCGTGGGGTCTTCACGTTCATCCTCCTTCGCAACTACCAGATCGGGATCTACAAGTCCTACCCCATCGACCTCGATTCTGCCGCGGATACTTGGTCACCCGGTGATCTCTGGGGTGCAGGCACTTGGGGACCTGACTCCATCATCCAGGAGAAGCGATTCCACCCCGACGCTTACGCTCGGCACTTCACCATCCGCATCGTGGACTCCGAGACGACTATCGGTCGCAAGCCCGTACCTGTGGGCACAATCGACTACAACCTCGATGCTGGTAAGTGGGCTCTCTACGGCTACTTCATCGACGCCACAGTGGGTGGGGTGAGGGATTGACCGCGTACAACGTCATCTCGCCCTCGTCACTGTCCGCAGGTCAGCCTGAGGATGTTTCAGTAGTCCTGGCGAACCTCAACGCCATTGCCTCCGTCATCAATGGCCAGCTCGACAATGCCAACCTCGCCAATGGTGCTGCTATCGCCATCGCAAAGCTCGCGGGCTATCCCGCAGACGCGACGAAGGCGCTTCTAGGCGACGGGTCGTGGGGTGCAGCTGGTATGACACTGGTGACGGCCGTTCCTGGTGTGCCCACAGACGGTCAGATGATTGCCTACACCGATTCTCTCGCAGCGCCGACGTTCGTCTGGCCGCTACGCTACAATGCCGCGCTCACAAGGTGGCTTCCGTTCGGTGAGGGATGGGGCTTCGGTGCAGCATTCCCCGCAGTGCCTGCCCTCGTGGACAAGGTGACTTTCACCCTGACGGACAACGGCGTCACTCCTACCTTCATCTGGCGATTCACCTACAATCTCTCCAACAGCTCCGCGTTCAAGTGGGAGTTTGTAGGGGGCTCTGGAAAAACTGCTGAGGTAGCCACAGCTGAGAACTGTAACTCCACAGCATACGTCGACCTAGCGACTGTAGGCCCTCAGATCACAACGCCTCGCGCGGGTGTCTACGAGATAACGCTTGCCTTCAACTGGTATGGCACCAATGTTGCCTCGGGTGGTGCTGTCAAAATAGGCGCTGCCGCTACCTCCCCGACAGAGGGATTCAACTGTGGCGCTGGTGAGAACGGCGCAGGCGCAGGCAACAACATCACGTTCCAAAGCCGCGTTGGCGGATCGAAGACCATCATTCGGACACTCGCAGCGGCTGACGTCTTGAAGATGCAGTACCACGTACCCACAACGACAGCTACTTTCTGTGATCGAGCTCTTCGGCTGTTGCCTGTGAGGCTCTCGTGACCGCATACAATGTACTCAGCCCCGCAGCGATGGCTGCAGGTCAGCCCGAGGATATCTCGGTCATCCTGTCGAACTTCCAGGCTATCGCCGGCATTATCAACGGGCAACTGGACAACACCAACCTCGCACCTGGTGCTGCGATTGCGCCCTCCAAGCTTGCTGGATACCCTGGTGTATCGACCGCGTTCCTCCGCGGTGATGGTGTGTGGGCCTCAGCAGGTGATCCTCTCCCAGCAAGACTGGGTGCGGGTGCTGCTATCGTTGCCGACTGTAATCTTGCGGTAGACAACGGATGGTACATGACCATTGACGCCGTAGGTAGTTTGAATCAGCCTCCGGGGGGTAATTATGGCATCCTGCGTACAGAACGTACCCTCTCGGACACATGGGTACACCAATGGTGGTATAAGTATGGTGCTGCCGCTATTCCACTCATCTGGCATCGAACGTATAACGGATCAGTGTGGTCAGCCTGGGAGGCACAGGGGGTCCTTCTTCGCAACACGACCGCCACTTCATATGCTAACCAGACGGGTGAAGTTTCGATGGCTTCTTACGTCATCCCCGCAGGTACTGTCGGAATCAATTCAATCCTACGATTCGTCTTCAATGGCTCCTTCCGCTCCCAGTCCACGGGTGACAACAACATTACCTACCGGATCAAGGTTGGGGGCATCACGATCTGGGCTTCACAGGGAGTCACCTACAACAACGGTGCCGGCACCCCGGACGGTGAGATCTTCTTTGAGTGGTGCATCCAGATGCTTGGTGCCGTGAACCTCTGGCAGTTGTACGGTATCGGGGGTGCGAGCCGTGACACGATGGGAGTCCAGGCAGGGATCGGCAAGCCAAGCGGATCTGCGATGTCCCCGTTCAGTAGCGGCATTACCGACCAGACAGTCAACTTCGGAGGAGCGGTAACTGTCGAGATGACGATGCAGATGCTAAGTGGCAACAACAACAACATCGTCCGTCACCGCTCCTCGTTCGTGGAGCTCCTATGACCACCTACAACGTCGTCAGCCCAGGCGCGATGGTCGCGGGACAGGTCGAGGACATCTCGGTCATCCTCTCCAACTTCCAGGCCATTGCTGCCGTGCTCAACGGCAATCTCGACAATACCAACCTTGCGCCCGGTGCAGCCATCGTCCCATCGAAGATCGCAGGCTATCCAGCCCTGTCGTCGGTCTTCCTCAGGGGTGACGGCGCATGGGCAGCAGCTGGGTCGCTCAGCTCGGTCAAGTTTGTGACGGGGTTGGCTATCAATTCTGCCAACTATGACTTGGCATTGGCTGACGTAAACGCCTACAACACGGTATTCCGAGTAGGCACCGGCGGCGGATCGATTCGCTCGATTCAGGCAGCAACGCTGGACGGATCAGTGATCGAGATCCAGAATGCTTCGTCTCAGGCCGTCACATTGCTTCATCAGGTAGGGGGAGGACCTGTCGGGTATCTTTCTCCCTGGCTTGAAGGGGTAAATGTAGTTATTCCGTCGAGCCACTCAGCCATCATGGGCCAAGCAGCGGGGTCATGGATCGTCATCGGAATAGTGCCCATGCTCGGTGCTGCTCAGGTACTGATCCAGGAGATCATTCTGGGGGCTGACGGCGTGATCGACTTCCAGAGCATTCCCGCTATCTATCGCCACCTCATGATCGAGGCCAACCTACGTGGGTCAGATGGGACCAACAAGGGTGATTACCTTCGAGTCCGCCTCAATGCTGATGCTGGGGGCAGCAGCTATCAGTGGAACGGCGACACGGGTAATGGTCTTGGAGACCGCATGGAGCTGGCTCGTATCACAGGTGGAGCTGCTGCGATGAACGGCGCGGGTCAAAGCAGAGTCAAAATAGACTTCCCTTACTACCGCAACATTGATGGGCAGGTTGGGGCTCTATGTAACTATGTTGCTAGGACCAACGACTCAGGTACTGCCTCCTCTGATATCTCTCAAGGCTTCGGTGGTGGAGTATGGATCGGTCAAGGGGCAGGTGTGGTGCTCAACCGGATTCAGTTGTATACCTCATTCGCCACAGGTAACCTCAAGGCCAACTCAAAAGCTAGCCTCTACGGGATCGCCTAATGCCAACCGTCTTCCCACAGCGAGCTAGGCGCGATGACCCCAACGGTCACATGGTGGTCCAGAACAACCTGGACTTCCTCAAAGATGCCTTCGATGCTCTCGCAGCCAAGTTCAAGAACGGCCAGGCAACCGTCTCTGTGGGTGCGACGGCCGTGATCGTAACCCACGGGCTGGGTGCTTCCTCGAGCTCCGTCGCGGTCACACCGCTACAGGACCCAGGGGGCCGTTTTTGGGTTTCAGGTAAGTCCGCCACAGCATTCCAGATCAACCTCCAGGTCGCTGCTCCGGTTGGCGGCATACAATTCGACTACATAGTGAAGGGAGCCTAATCCATGCCTGGGCGGTATGATCCATACGACTTCGGTAGTGGCCAGGCCATCATGCCTGCACAAGACCCGCAGCAGATGTTGCCGACCATGATGACGCCAAGCAAGGCGTTGACCAAGAACCCCGTACTGTCGCAGACGCCTCTCGGGGCGTACACCGACTCTCAGTACGAGGCAGCTCACGCACAGCTGCGCAACAGCATCGCCAAGCAGTACGCGGACATCTTGCAGCAGGTGGGCTACACAGACGACTCGGGTGCTTTCATCCCCGGTCAGATCGAAGCGGATGCCAAGAAGCAGGGCGCTGAGTTGCAGCGCGGCATGGGCATCGCACAGGAAGAGGTCACTCAGGGAGCTCAGCGCGAAGGCACGCTGTTCTCCGGCCTCCGGGGTACCAACCAAGCACGGGCGGAGCACCCCTTCGTAAGCGCCCTGAGCGACCTCGCTACCAATACACCGCTCGCGCTCAACAAGCTCTACGAGCAGGCGGCAGGCCTCACCGACGAGTACACGCTCCAGAACAACCTCATGCTCGCCGACGCTGCTGCTCGACGCGCTGTGGGGTTCGGTAGCCAGCCCGGTCAGTACGACGCGCCTGCCGCACCTGCTGCTGAGACGCCTCTGGCCCCGACAGGTTCCATCCAGCCGGGTCAGACCATGCCTGCGTCCTACACGCCGCAGTCCCCGTACTTCTACGGCGGTGGCACACAACAGCCTCAGATCTACTCGGTCGGCGAATTGGCCAAGAGGAAGGGGCTCGCCGCAACAGGAGGAAGGCGGTTCTAAATGCCCCTACAGACACCACTTACTCCCGAACAGCTCCTCAAGCAGGCCCAAGACCAGGTCGGCGGTGAGATCGACCAGGCTATCTCGCCGCTCAACAGTCAGCTGGGGCAGATCGGTGCCAACCAGTCGGGTGCTGCTCAGAACCTCGATAAGCTGTTCGGCGGTATCTTCCCCTACGTCCAGGCCTCTGCCGACTCGGTGCGCGACACGCACGCAGCTGCACAGCAGAAGGAGCAGGAGATCTTCCAAGCTGCCCAGGGCAATCTGGCGAACCTTGCAAGGCAACGAGCTCAGGAAGCGCAGACCCTCGCCCAGCAGATCGGGGGCCCAATCGCTGCGGGTGCCTTCACCGAGGGAGTGACTCCCCATCAGGAGTATCTCGCATCTGTGGGTTCAGGCCAGCTGATGCACGGTCTCGCGTTCGGCGAGGCAGGCAATGAGTTGGCTCAGTCGTTCGCGGGCAAGGTCTTCCCCCTGGTCAAGACGGAGCAGGCTGCTCAGCTGACGAGGTACTTCGAGGACCAGAAGAAGACCATCCAGGACCAGATCGCTCAACTACAGGGCGGTAAGGGCAAGGCAGTCAACGCTCGCCTCTCAGAGCTCCAGCAGCAGGAGCGTGAGTACCAGCTGAACGTCGCCCAGCAGAACCTCGACAAGGTGAAGGCAGCTCACGATTGGACTGCCACGAAGCGCACCCTGGCCAGCGACGATGCTCGCCTGAAGATCGCTCAGCAGGAGGCAGCCAACCAGCGCGCCCAGCTGACCGGTAAGATCGGCGGTAAGCCCACGCAGCAGGCCAAGGAGCTCAACGCCAACATCAAGCACATGAGTGCCTCGGACAAGCTCGCCGCACGCCAGATGGGGCTGTCGGAGAAGGAGTTCGCTGCTCGCCAGGTCGAGGGTCTTGCCAAGGGTAGGGAGGCCAAGGCACGTGCTGACCTCCAGATGCAGCAGCTTGCCATGCAGGTCATCGACTCCGCCACGAACCCGCAGCAGGGTGCCAACATCACCCAGACTGTGCCCACAGAGGTGACAGCCTCGAGTGCCGCGCTGAACAAGGGCGCTTACGCTCAGAAGGCAGCCGACGGCAGCATCCACTGGTTCATCGACCGGAAGGTCACCATCCCAGGTGCCTCGAACGTCCCCGTTCAGGACCCGCAGAAGTTGTACGAGATGCTCATGGGCTACAAGGTGCCGGCGTCCATGGCGATCAAGCTGGTCAAGTCGAAGATGGGGACACCGGACTTCGTGCCGGGCAAGATGAACTACACGACCAAGCAGTTGAACTCCATGCCGTTCTCGGAGATGCGCGGGATCGCCATCGCACTGGGCTTCAAGCCCGACCCGAGGGCACCGAAGACCCGCAAGCAGATCGTCAACTACATCCTCAAGAATCGTAAGTAGTGCCTACGCCTCGCCCACTAGACCCGTTCAACCCGGGAGGGATGGGGGCTACACGATTGGGTGGACTGGGCAAGGGTTCACCCGGCGGCCTGCGACGACCTGTGGGCCTGCTCAACCCACTCAATCCCATCAGCTCCTACACACCTCGAGTAGTGCCTCGTATCCAGCAGGGTCAGCCTGCAGGGCCCTCTCGCGTAGGGGCGCGGGGTGTAACGCTACCGAAGGACTTGCTGTACCAGGCCAAGACAGGCGCCGACGTTATCTCCAACACGCCTGCGCTGATCTCCAACCCGAAGTCGAAGGCTGCTGCTGAGGCCCGCCTGGTCGCGTCGTTCGAGAAGCGGAACCTACCTCCTGAGTACATGGAGGCTATCAAGGACGTCATTTACCAGCGGCGGGCCTACGGTGAGCGTCAGAATCAGTCCACAGTGCAGGCGATCAACCGCGTGCTCACGCTCCCGGAGAACGTCGGTGCAGGTTTTCTCACAGGTACCCACAAGTTCCAGGCGCAGCACGGTATCCAGGGGTTCGCTGACTCGTGGAAGTATCTCGCGCATCCGTCCTACGTCTTCAAGGAGTTTGGGGCTGGCTTCGCAGAGATCCCCGACGCCCTCGCTGAGCAGAAGTCCTACGATGAGCTGATCAAGGAGACCACCACACCTGGATCGTTCGTCTACCGCTATTCTATGCCCATCGGGCTGGGTATGTCGGTGCTGTTCGACCCGACCACCTACATGACGTTTGGTGCCTCCAGTGCTTCTAAGAGTGCAGCCTACCATGTACTGGCTGAGTCCGACCGACACGCATTCTCGGAGGCTCACAACATCATCAAGAAGAACTACGGCAGCAAGGTCGACACCGTCTCAGGCCCTGTGGTGGCGAACTGGCACAATCTGGACTCCATCGTCAACGACGTGAAGGTCAAGAACAACCTACCCGTTACCCTCGGTGACGCGCTCGATATCCACCATGCTCAGGGCCTCGCGGTGAAGCGTGAGATCCGTGAGACAGGTGAGTATTGGTCAGGTAAGACAGGTGAGATGGTTCCTGCCTCCACGCGCCAGAAGATCACTGCACGGGTCCTACCCAACAACGTCCAGGGCGGTCGGGGTGTACGATTCGCAGGTCGTGAGATCCCTGGTACTCCCCGCCTCGGTGCTGCGCTGGCGAAGCAGACACGCAAGTTAGGCGAAGATGCAAGCACTGCCCCCTTCGACTTGGGGTCCATGATGATCCCGCAGTGGGGTGCCCGCCATGTCGTCGATGACGGCGCTCGTGCCAGCGCACTCGTGGAGATGGCCAAGTACCGCACTGCTATGTCGCGGGCGCAGATGAACATCGGGCGGGACGTTCGAGGTCTGCAGCGTGTCGCAGTACCTGACGATACTGTCCGCATGCCCGTGGACGCTCCCCTCGACGAGCTGAAGGTACCGCTCACTGACTGGCATCCTGCGACCCTCGAGAACCAGAACTACGACATTGGAGACAACGAGTTCTTCGTCACTGCTGCTCGTAACCGCGAAACGGGGGAGATCGTCAGCAGCACCAGAGACCACACAGAGATCATCGACGACATGGGTGCGGCAGGCATCGAGGATCCGCTCAACCATGAGCTCTGGGAGCAGCACACAGCCCTCGTCAACCGCAACGGAGAGGTACAGTCGGTCAACACTAATCCTCTACATCCTGGTGCTCGTCCCGAGTGGACTGAGCCCGACACGGCAGCAGCTGTGAAGGAGCACCTCGAGGCCAAGTTCCAGCAAGCGAAGGACTTCCATGAGGAGACACTTGCCAACGTCGCCAGCGATGCGCCGCAGTTCAAGCGAGTGCTTGTGAGGCCTGAAGAGCGGGCCAACCTGATGAGCATGGACATCTCGGAACTGACCCCGGCACAGAAGATCCTCAAGAACAACATCAATACCTCCGCTGAGGTCTACATCGACAAGGCAGTGGAGGCAGGCATCGGTGAGAAGGAGATCAGGCGCCTGTGGGATCACACCGTAGACTACTACGAGGATCCACTGATGGCGCTGGCCGAGTTCAAGTTCAAGTCCACTGCCCGTGCCATGAGCAGGAACTTCACTGAGGAGATTCTGCAGGATACTCGCTTCGCCATCCCCATGAACTCGAAGGCTCAGGCAGAGGCTATCCTGCGCAAGGACTTCATCGAGGCAGGCACTGACCTGCACAAGTTGGACGAGGCACCGATGGGGTTCTCCGAGTTTACCCAGGGTAATCGTCGGTACGCGGTCCGTAACTCGATCATCGAGGGCCTACGAGAGATCAATAATCCGACTCGCCTCGATACGAGCTTGCAGCGTGGCTTCCGTATGCTGAACAAGCCCCAGGACTTGTGGAAGCTGTACGCTACGTCACCGAACCCTGCCTTCCACGTCATGAACTTCCTCGGTGCTGTATGGAACAACATGCTGGCGGGTGTCTACAATCCCGCTGACTACTTCGATGCGCTCAAGCTCCTCTACAAGGGTCGCAAGGAGGAAGCAGCACAGGCAGGTGCCAAGTTCGGCGTCACGCGCCAGGTCCCCAAATCCACCGAAGGTGGTAAGGCTGCTCAGCAGGTGCTGTCGGAAGCTGAGGCACGTGCTGGACTGGGTCGCTCGTCCTTCCTGTTCGCTGACGTCTCGAGGGGTCACTACACACCCGAACAGCTGGCCATGTCTGACCTCCCGCTTAGCGAGACAGCCTCGATGTTCGAGAAGCTGCAGTCTCAGGGGCTGGAGTCGGGCAAGGGGTTTGCGAAGCGGGCTATCGCACGGCCCACCAAGGCGTCGGGCAAGGAAGTCGGCAACATCAGGTACGGAGTTTCCCTCGGTCGTAAGGCAGCAGGTGTGGCGCTCGCTGCTCATGCCAACCCTCTCGCTTTCGCCATGTTCCTGCCCGAGGCAGCGAAGGCTGGTCGTGCTGTCGGCGGTACCATTGAGGACCTGGTGCGTCTGGCCCCGTTCATGAAGTACTCCGATGACCCTGCAGTCCGTCGGGTGCTCGCGAACTACGGCCCCATCAATTCCTCCATGCGGATGACTCACAAGGGGTTCACCAAGGAAGACCAGCAGACCATGTACGACATTGGCGCTCACATCTCGAGGCACTTCCAGTTTGACTACTCGGATCTCACCTCGTTCGAGCGCTACTTCGCCAAGTCTGTCTTCCCCTTCTGGGTGTACTACAAGAAGAACCTCGGGCTGCAGATTGCTCAGCTGGCCCACAAGCCTGTGACCTTTGCGGTGGCCAACCGGATGATGAACTACATCAACGAGAACCAGGAGATGAACCTGGGGCCATGGGAAGAGATCTTGCCCAGCTACTTCAACAACCTCGGGGCATTCCAGGTGCCGGTGCCGAACACGGTGCGAGACAAGATGGGGCTGCCACACGATCAGCCTCTCTACCTCAACCCGAAGATGCCGTTCATGGCGCTGAACCTCATCCCGAACTTCTTCGACATTATCCGCAATCCTACCCAGACCAATTCGCAGAAGATGCTGGAGTTGATCTCCCCTGTCGCTGGTGCTGTCGGTCCGTTCTCACCTACGCCTGTGCCGGGGGCCAAGATCCTGCTCGAAGCAGGTACTGGGTATAACCTCGGACTGAACCGTCCCATCGACTTCCAGCGTGCCAACTCCAACGATCTGCGTCAGTCCTACGTGCCTGCACCAGGCTGGACCAATTACCTCCCCGACTGGGCTCACACCTATTTCGGGATCAGGGAGAACAAGAAGAATGGCAAGCAGGAGATGTCAGCCACCAGCAAGTATGTGCTGGAGCAGATGTCAGCTCCGTTCATCAATAACCTCGGTAAGTCGATCAGTCCGTCGGGAGCCACTGATGAGGAAGCGGGACGTGCGAGGGCTGACCTTGTCAGTTGGCTGTCGGGTGTGCGCCTCATGCCCGTGGACGTATTGAGGCTTGACCGCAACGCTGCCTATGTCCTCATCGACCAGCTCGAGGCTGAGCAGTCCGACCTGCGCAGTCAGGGTAAGGAGCTGCCCCTCGAGAAGAAGGTCATCCTGGCGCGTATCCGTGGCGACCTGAAGATCATCAACTTCGCCTACAAGGAGCGGGAAGCAGACCCGACCAACCCCTGATGGCTGACCTACTTCAATATCTCCAGCAGGCTGGCTTCAAGGGCGAGGCCCTGAAGACGGCGTGGGCTATCGCCAAGCGTGAGTCTGGTGGACGTCCCGAGGCGTACAATCCCAACCGCGCCACAGGGGACGACAGCTACGGGCTCTTCCAGATCAACATGCTCGGAGACATGGGCCCGGCACGTCGTAAGCAGTTCGGCATCCAGAACAACCAGCAGCTCCTCAACCCGCAGATCAATGCCAAGGCAGCTTACCAGATGAGCAAGGGCGGTACTGACTTCGGGGCATGGGGCATTGGACCGAACGCCTACCGCAAGATGCCAGCCCTCGACTTCTCCGGCTATCCTGGCCCCGAGGCACGAGCGATGAGCGCGCAGGCTGCGCAGAACATCACCATCAACTCCTCCTCTCCCGTCGACCCGAACGCTGTGGGATACTATGCGGGTGGGGCTGGTCAGCTCGCTGAGAACCAGGATCGCATCACGCAGGCCTCGCGCTTGAACCGACTGTTGGCTCAGGCTGCACCGTCGGAAGCGACTCAGAGCATTCTAGGGCGACTGGGCGGGATCGCAGGGCGTACTGCACAACACCTGGCTTCATCCCCCATTCAGAACCGAGTCCCCGAACCGATCTACTCCATGTCGAAGGTCTCTGCTCCGAAGGGAGACGCCACCAAACTCGCACCTGTGGGCCTTGTCGTCGAGGGCAACAGCGTCGGTGCTCAGGCCGTGCGCCAGGCAGCACGTCAGCTGGGTGACCCCTACGTCTTCGGTGCTTCGTCGGCAGGCGAGGATCCCAATTCCTTCGACTGCTCCAGTCTCGTCCAGTGGTCGTATCGTCAGCTGGGCATCGACATTCCCAGGGATACGGTGGGTCAACAGGCTGCGTTGCCTCTCAAGTCGTGGAAGGATCTGCAGCCAGGCGATCCGATCTATCGTAAGTCTGGTGGCCACGTCGTCATCTATGCCGGCAACGGCAAGGTGATCGCAGCGCCTCATACAGGTACGGTAGTGCAGTATCAGAACCTCAGTCGTTTCCCACAGAAGGATTGGGAAGTCCGTAGTGTCAGCCAACCGAAGAAGAAGGGGAAGTAATGCCTCAGCTTCCGCAGTTTCCTATGCAAGCGCCGCCTCCGAACGGGCCGCAGCTTGGAGCTGGGATGCCCATGATGCCCAGCGCTCCAGAGCAGGCACCGTCACCTGAGCAGGGACAGATGCCACCTGAGCAGCAGCAGGGCATGCCGCTGAGGGGTAGACCCCCCGTTGGGGGCTTGAATCCCGACTTCGCTCACAGGTTCGTGCAGCTCCAGCAAGCCGTCCGCGACGCAGGAGGTGATCTCTACGTCTTCTCCGGTGCTCGCGATCAGGACCGCCAGGGCAAGCTGTTCCAGGAGGCCGTCGCGAAGTACGGAGATCCGAAGGTGGCTGCCAAGCACGTCAAACCGCCTGGCAAGTCATCGCATGATCCACAGTACGGAGCATCAAGGGGACTGGGACCGGGGAGCGTAGGCGTGGATATTCGTGGTGACCTCGCCATCGCGCACAAGCTGGCTCCTCAGTTCGGGATTGAGTTTCCGAACCAGACCCACCCCTGGCACATGGAGATGGCCGGGGTGAGTAAGCTCAAGGGCTAGTGGTTTCACGCGAGGCGCGCATCGAGGCTATCAAGGTCCTCATTTCTGAGGGCTGGAATCCTCCCCCGCCTGATGCCTACGTCATGGAGAAGCTAGCTCGCAGCATCCGTCGCCTCGACCACAAGACCATCCCCCCTGCTAATCCCCGGGGCAATGGCTGTACCGAAGCTGAGGTCCGCGTTCTTCAAGCCGCTGCGAAGGGTTGGTCTGCACCTAAGACTGCTACCTCATACGGCGTGTCCCTCGAGACCGTCAAGAGCCAACGTGCTTCTGCCCTCAAACGACTAGGGGCCAGGAACATAACCCAAGCTGTAGCCATCGCATGGCGGGAAGGGATAATCAAGGCATGATAGCAGCTATCCTGGGTGAGAATGCCAACGATGTACTTACCGCCATCCTGGTGATCGCTACAGGTGCTGTCATTCGTGGCCTCTGGTCGTTGCAGCAACGGATCTCTCGCCTCGAGGCACTTGATGAGATGAAGGAACGCCTCCTCGACAAGGATCGAGATCAGGAGGCCGACACTTAGCGGAGCCCACCCGCTGAGCGAGTGCCATCCTCCGGCGCTCGATTTCCCACCGAAAGACCCCGGATGCTTGCCTCCTGTCCGGGGTCTTTTGGTCACCTGTTGCGCGCATCAGCGCGACGAGCACACAGGTAGAAGCGTACTCAGAGCGCGTTAGGGATCTATACCCATGTCACGCGACTGAATACGTCACCGACAAGTCGACCACTCACCGCCCCTACCATGTGCGTGCATCCAACCGGCTGCAAGCGCTTGTGCGAGGGGGTTGTAGATCGAGAAGCCCCCGAAGGGGGTGCTGGCGTACGTCGAGGGGAGGAATTGATAGAGCCCTGTTGCATGCTCGCCATTCCACACACTCTGTCGGTTCCGTGCGTTCGGGTTGCCCTTCGACTCATGGCCGATGAGGCACCAAGCCCGATCAGTTGACAGCTGTGGGTACACAATGGAGGCTAGGGAGACCGCCTCCTGGATGGTCACGTCACGCGCCACGGTCTTCTTCAGGCGCTTGATCGTAAGCCCGCGAGCGTTCGCATCCCGCCGTGCTTGCTGTGCCCTCTTCGCCCACCACTCAGCTGTCTTGCCCTGGTACGTAGCGGCTTGAGGTTGTTCGTTGGCGCCCTGTGCTGACGAGGTCAGGATCACAATGGGCCAGATGAGGACCACGCAGATGATGGCCCACACCAGAAACGCTTTCTTGAAGCTCCATGATTCCCAGCGCATTCTCACCTCTTCCGATCAAGTTTGTCTAGTAGTGCCGCTACCTCCTCAACCGTCGTGACCACACGAGCGATACCGCCGGCGGCTTTGATTTCGCTGAGGACTTTGCGTTGCACAGGGGAGGGTTCCTCGCCCGGCAGCTTCACTTCTAGACCCAGAAACCTACCTTGAAAGCAGACCAGGATATCCGGGATGCCTGCCTCTTGGAAGGGATTGTCACCACCGTGGATCTTGAAACATCTACCACCTCTCTCCGTGATGTAGCGTTGGATACGGCGGACAAGTCGAGCTTCTGGCTGCATGGTACATCATACCATACAAGAGTGGCCCCCCCAGACCTGCGCCGTAAGCCATGGGAGGGCCACCCTATCCCGCGCACAACCCTCTCCCCAGTGGGCGTCGCGAGGCTTTAGAGGTTAGAGTTCTTCGACCTCGACCTCATCGAGATCGTCGTCGTCCTCATCATCCTCTTCCTCTTCCTCGTCGTCATCGTCATCGTCCGACGTCTCGAGTTCGTCGGCCGGGAACGCGGCAGCAACCTGGGACGTGATCTTCGTCTTGCCGTCCTTGGTATACTCGTTGTCCTCGACGGCGATGCCGATGGACTTCCCGTAGAGCTTGTCGGGGTCGAACTCGAGGATCTTACCCGCGACGTTCTTGCCTGTCGCTGCGTGGATGAGATTCCTCAGGTTCCACAACGCCTCGGGCTTGAGCGAGGTGTTCATGTAGACCGACTTGCCCTTCGCGGGACCCTCGGCGACGGTCATCTTCCAGCGGAAGTACCGCGAACCGGCGTTGCTGTCGCGGATCTCTGCCTCGATGATCTTCGCGAGGTAGTCACCCTCGGGAATCCGGGAACCTCCGCCACCTTTGCGGATCTCCTTGTCGACTCCCTCGAAGTTGACCTTGTACTTCTTACCCATCAATTGCCTCCTGTCCGTGGATGACCTCGAGCATCTTGCCCAGGTCAGGGGAATCAACGAACTCTCCGAAGAGTCCGTTGCGGTCCTTCGTGACGTACTTCGCAGAAGGGCCCACAGTCATGCGTCGGCGCGTAACCTTCCGCTTGTCACCCTTCTTGTTCTTCACCACCACTTCCCTCGTAAAGAGGTAGCCGATGGTATCAACCGCAGCCTCGAGATGGCCGGCGACTGATGGTGACACTGCTGGGCCTACGGTGACCTCGCCCATGTCATCATCCTCATCACCCGATGCGTTGGTACGGGTCAGCGCAGTGAAGCACCCGTTCATCGGTAGGTTACGGAAGTTCGTGATCTGGGTCTTCATCAACTGACCCGTCTTACCCCACACCTGACGCGAGGGCATATCAGGATCCCTCGATGCGTCCCGTGAGGCCTCGTCGCCGAGAACGAAGTTGAGGCAGAGTGTCTGCATGGCTGTCACACCATCGAGCACCCACGACTCGAAGTCGTGTTCGCCTGCTTGCAGATACCAGTAGATCTCGTTGATCTCCTGCCAGTAATCGACGGGGTATACGTGGGGATCTATGTCCCGTCGAGTGCTGCCCGTGCCCTTCTCGTTCACGTCGATGATGAGAGGCTTCGGTAGTGTAGCCGAGAGCCTCGTCTTGCCGGCACCTGAGATAGCGTAGATCAGGAACCGCTCGTGGGACTTGAGCTCACTCGCCCGTTTGATCTTCGCCTCGACGAGCTGAGCGTTAGTCCTTGAGGAGGTCTTCTTCGCCACTATAGCGCTCCCCGGTGAATTGGTAGTTGGCTTTGACGAGTGGCGAGATGTCCAGGCCTTGGAACTCTGCACAGCACACGTCGTGGTAGTCGCAACTGAACTTGCAGTTGTAGAAGTAGGATCGTGGTGTATCCTCCTTGTCGCGGGCTTGAATGTTGCGGACCGTCGCCTCGTACTCGAGCAGTCCACGTTCGATGCGTTCGGGCTCTACTGGTATCCTCTCACGTCGGAACCAGAGAGCCTCGCGCCCCTTCAGCTCGTTGAGCTTGGTGCGATAGTAGGGAATGAACTTCTTCCACTCTTTACCATGCAGGCGCTTCATTGCTGCCACGTAGGTGGCAATGTCGGTGTCCATGTTCTTGCGCAGCGACAGCGTACCTCGCACCAGCACCTGTGGTTCAGCTGGGGGCTTCGTGCGGCCGTAATTGTAGACGAACCCACGGATATCTAAGCCCTCTTCACGCAGTGCCCACACGTACTGTGTAGCCTGAGGGGACATCATCCTCTCGTCTGGGGCAGGTACTGTCTTCACCCACTTGGCGTCCCAGTTCCAGAGACCGCCGTACTCAATGTCCTCGACGAGGAGGTCGAGCTTCCCCTTGAAGTTCGCGCCGCGCACGTTGGGCAGCCGGCAGGACATGATGTATTCGATGGCAGGTTGGCCGTCGATCACAGCTACCTTGTACTTCGCCTCGTCCTCTTTCCAGTACCGCAGGTACGCGCGGAACAATCGCTCGCACTCCGACGGTAGAGGTCCGAGCAAGTCCTGCTCCTCCTCGAACATGCCATCGAATTGCTCGGTGAGTGCCTCGTGGACATCCTCCCACGTCTTGCCCTTGATCTTGATGGCAGACCGACCCTCGCCGAACTGGATCTTGAACTTCTTGACGCCTGCCCACTGGTAATGCAGTCCCTCCTGCAGCGCGTGCATCCACGACCCCCTGTAGAGGGGCAGCTTCTTCTGCACTGGCACCATCTCCTGCCCTGCAGTGCCTCCGAACAGCTCTGGGTAGTCGTAGCGGAAAGCGTACTGCTTCTGGCAACGACGGAACTGCTTGACCCGGGACTGATTGTAGTTGATTACCTTCCCCATATCAGATACGCTCCCACGCTGAGGGCAGTGATGACTGTTGCCCCGTAGATGAGGACGATACCAAGCATCTGTGCGGAATCACGCGCCTCCTCGTTTGAAGTCTTGCCCGTATCGGGCCATCTCCAGTTGCCCTCACGAATGAGCCTTACCCGTTCCTCTGTCTCCGAGACGTTGGACTTCGGAAACCGGTACACGCCAGACTCGTCCGAGCTTGACTGCTCCGATTCGTCCTTCCCTGATCCATCTGCTGACTGTCCGGGGGGACACATCGAGTTGCTCGCCTACCTTCCGAGTGCTCAAGAGCTTGGGGACGTGTTTCGTGTCATGCTTCATTGTATCACAACCCCGTTACCTCTCTCAACTGTACCCGGTGATCCCGAGCCCAGCTGCGTCGTCGATGCCGTGCCAGTACTGACCGTGTTCCACGTCCGCGATCAGCGGGACTGAAAGGTCGAGACCGAACGTCTTCTTCAAGGGCAGATTCTCCATCACGTCCTTGATGAGAGGCTCGTAGTAGTCAACTCTGTCATCTCGCACCTCGAATCCGATGCCATCGTGGAGGGTCATTACCATGGCTGCTTCGCGAGGGTCTAGTTCTTTCTGGAGTTGGATCATGGCGAAGAGCATGATGTCCGATGCCGTCCCTTGAACGGGCGAGTTGATAGCCTGGCGCTCAGCCTCCATCTGCACCGTGCGATCACGACTCAGCACGTCGGGCAAGTGCCGTACTCGTCCTAGGGGTGATACCACGTACTGTCTCTCGTTCACCACGCGCTTCATCCTGTTGTGCCATGCCGTGAGGTCGGGGAACATCTCGAAGTACTTCTGCCTTGCCAGCTCACACTCAGCCATCGAGAAGTGCACCTGATAGTTCTTGGCGGCGTAGTTCTGGAACTTCTTCGGGTACATACCGTAGAGAAACCCGAAGTTCACGGGCTTGGCCTTCTTCCTCTCCTCCTTTCCAATGTCCTTCTCTGCCTTGCCGGTCATGTTCATGGCCTGCAGCATATGTAGGTCCTGCCCGAGCGTGTAGGCTCTCTTCATCACCCTCTCGTTGGCGATGTGGGCAGCGATACGCAGCTCGACCTGGGAGTAGTCGGCGTTCACGAAGGACCACCCCTCAGGGGCACCGATGATCGAGCGGATGAAGGCATCGCGTGGGATCTGCTGCAGGTCACCCGACAGCCTGCCTGTCACTGCCCCGTAGAGCTTGTACGTCGTGTGGATACGAGAGTTACGGTCGAGGCCCACAGACCAGGGTACGAGGTACGTGTTCATCCACTTCTGCTGCAGAGTTCTGTACTGTAGGAGCATGAGGACTGCGGGGTGATCCATGTACTCCAGCACCGCGTCCTCGTTGGTACTTGCGTTGCCTGTCTTGGTGAACAGCACGGGCTCGAGACCCAGCCCACCCTTCTTCTCCGAGGTGTAAAGCCAACGCGACACCTGTGGGACAGAGTTGAAGTTGAATTCCTGCCGCCACGACTTCGGCATGTACGACCTCATCAGATCCGTGCGCTTCTGGATGAAGCCCTGTAGCTCACTCAGCCTGTCGAACAGGCGGTCCTGGTGGACGTACATGCCCTTCATTTCCACCTGCTGGATGACGTGAGAGCCAGGCATTTGCAGCTTGGCGAACAGCCTCAGCAATCGGGGAGCAGCCTCGAGTTCTTCCTTCAGCTTCGGTCGCAGCTGCCATGTATAGCCTACGTCCTCCGCGTTGTACGCGCACAGTGCCTTGATCGGTTCCTTGAGGATCCGCTCAGGTTTGAGGTCCAGCCCGCCCTTGTACTGGTCAGCTCCGAGGTATGCCTGCGACAGGTAACCCAGGTTCTTCGGCCTGTTCTCATCGAGGAGGTGAGCCGCGAGCATGATGTCGAACTTGTGCTCGAGGAAGATCCCCGCACCTGCCAGCTGGACGTTGTCGTGCTTGCCGTTCTGCGCTACGAGGATGAGATCCTTACGCTCGAGGGCAGACTTCATATGCCTCAGCAGCTCACGCCACCTCTTCTTGAACGGGGAGTCGGGGTGATACAACGGGACCACGTAAGCAGTCTCGCCATCCCACGACACACCGAGGCACTGAATCGACCAGTCCGTATTCCATGGGCGGTATCGATTCTCCACGTCGTAGGACACGACAGCCTTGTCGGGCAGAGCACGGAGCTGCTTGACTAGCGCCTTGAACCCGGAGATGGTGGCAACGTACCTCTTCTTGACTGCCACAGCTTGAAGTTCGCCTCGAGTAGCCCGCGCGAAACGTCTGATATCCTCGGAGAATACTGTATCCTGTCCCGGGTTTCTGAGAACATAGGCAGGATGTATGGTAGCCATGACGAAGCTGCTAGAAAACACCGGGTCACGGGGGGAGAGCTGTACTCCTCGCTTTGTGGGAGATGTGATCCCACTTGTGCGGCAGACACGCTGGAGAGCAGTGTTTCCCAGGAGGAGAACGTGGCTCGGTTGAATAGCCCGAACTTCGGCATCGAGATATCCAGCACAAGCAGACCACTCACTTCGCTCAGGCGCACGATTACCTGGAGGTCTACACTTGACCACATTAGTAACGTAAACTCGCTCGGGATCGAGTCCGGCGTCAGCGAGCTTTCGATTGAGGATTTGTCCTGCCCGACCCGAGAAGACCTTGCCTGTTTCATCTTCATTCTCTCCCGGCGCTTCGCCGATTATCATGATGCGGCTCTGGGGTTCGCCGCGACCCATTAGGCAGACGTTCATGGCGTACTCGTGTAGCTCACACTGAGTGCAGTCGTGGTCTGCCAGCTTGTCTAGCTTACTGCGGTACATCATCCTCCCCCGGCATGATGGGGAACAACTCGAGCTTGCCCTCGAACATCTCATCCTTCGCCAGCGCATCCGCGACACCCTCGCAGGCTGTGAGGAAGAGGTCGGAGAAGTTCGACGCCAGCTGCTCATCCTCGGTGACGATGCCGACGGCGACGGCTACGGTGTAACGCTTAGTAGCCATGGTGATGGGTGTAGACCTTCGCCTTGTCGAGCAACTCGATGCCTGCTGGGTCACGGTACTCGGTGAGAAAGTGAACGTCCGTGATACCCGCAGCGATGATGGACTTCGAGCAAATCTCACACGGTGATACGGTCGTGAACAGCTGCGCACCCGCCGTGGAGATCCCCTGACGAGCCGCAAACGCCAGTGCATTGGCCTCAGCGTGAGTCGTGTTGCGACACCCATGGACATTGAGCTGAACGTCGACCCACTTAGGCCAATCGCTCTTCGTCATGCCCTCAGGCATAAACTCTGCCCACCCGTGCTCGTTCTCGTCGCAGTGAGGTAGGCCCGGGGGTGAGCCGTTGTAGCCCCACGAGATGCACCGACCATCCTTGATGATGATGCAGCCCACGTGAGCACGATCGCAGGTTGCCAGCGATGAGAGGATCACTGCCATCCTCAGGAAGGCCCCTTCTTTATCCCGTGACACGATGGATATCTCCCATGTGGACGTGGAGGCTGGGGATATGCATGTGGAGGGTACCGGGCTCGACTTCACCTGGCGTCCAGCACACGTCGAGGACCCACAGCATGAGTCGGACGGCGAGGTAGATGTCGTCCTGGAAGTGACGGACTACGTCACAGCTGCGAAGGAAGTACCACATGTTGAGACGGTCGACGCCCTCCTTGTCAGGTCTCACCAGGAAATGGTATCCCAGCGTACATGGTATCCTACCCATGTGGACACTGCCGGTATCCTCCGGGAAGAAGATGGGGAGGTACGCTTGCCGCGTGTACTTCTCCCTCCGAAGGAGGTAGCAGAGGTCATCGAAGTCCCCGTACTGGTAGCGGATACCCCAAGTTGCTTTGGTCGGCCAGAACCTCTCGGAGTAGGTGTGGGTGAACTTGCCATCCTCCGCTTGCTTCGAGATGTCCTGACCTTGCCACCAAGGCCAACGCTCGTGGCTGGGGTCGGGGTTCAACGGCTTGCCTCCGACACGCTCGTCGAAGTGCTCGTCGGCCCACTCACGATTGGGCTGGATCTCCTTCGCCATCTGATCCAGGAATGTGTGGCCGTCGTGGAACGTGTGACCGGGGCGGTCGACGAAGACCCCGAAGCTGACATTCATCAGCTCGCGCGTGACCAGGCTCGGCTGACCGAACGTCGAGTACCCCTGCCAGTGCCCTGTATCCACCTTCACCCCGAGGTCACGGACATCCAGCCGCAGCTTACGGATGGGGTCGACGAAGTTGGAGTAGACACACCCTTGCTCGTGCTGCCTCACGGATTGAGCTCCTTCCTGGGCTGATCGTCCTCACCCTCGTCGACCACTTCCGCGTCGGCGATGATCTTCTTCTCCGCTTGGTGCAGCGGATGGTCGGGCGGGAAGAACTGCAGGCCCATATCGTGTGGGTGCTGCACTGATCCGACGCCCCCCATAATGTCGGAGACGAAGTTCACGCCCTCGGTGGACATGCGTTGCAGCTCCTCGTCCGATGGCATCCTACCTCGGTGGACAGTACCGGTCTGAGCCGTCTCCTGTACCGGGGCGTACTCCCTGGGCATCGTCTCCCAGCTGCTGCGCAGGTCAGCGATGGTAGGAAGAACCCTCTGCATGTGGTCCTCCATGATGCTGACCCCCATGTTGGCGACGCTCTCCCACTCGGGGTCGCTGGGTACCCTGTCTGCTACAGGGATGACGTACTCGTGGATGATGCGGATGAATCTCACGCTTACCTCACAGTCCAATGGGTGACAGGGTCAGTTGATCGACACCGACTGTGGGCAAGTAATCTCCCGCCACATGCTCACGATGCCGACGCATGACCCTCTTCAGTGGTCCGTACTTGTTCTCCGTGATCCCCCTCTCCTCGAAGTCAAGGATCTTATCATACCATTTCCCGACAAGGTTGATGGTAGGATACTTACGACGCAGCTTGGGCTTGTGCAGATCCTCCTCGAACTCATGTTTGAAGAGCATCGGCAGTGACTTGAAGCCATGGAACTGGAGGGCGTCGATGTACCAGCGGAACTGGAAATCACTGGGCTCCAGACCCAGAGGTCGCCCGATTTCTCTCGCGAGTACGTGCGCCAGTGCCAGGTCAAGCCCACCGATGTAGGCTATGTAGCTGACGCGGGAGTGCATGCCGATGGTCGGCTGGCCTCGTCGCGCATCACCGTGGTAGGTGAAGCCCATCATGCAGTTGCCCCAGCGATGCTTGCGGTCGTACCGTGCGACGTTGGCACAGAACATGTTGGTAACTGCGCCCTTCGCTCCCTCACCCGACGCCAGCTCCTGAGCCTTGCCGATGAACCTCGTGGTCTCCTCCGGGTCGAGATACTGACGAACGAGGCGGGTCCATCGCTGCTTGTTCAGCCAGAGGTCCCGGCCCATGTCTATGTCGAAGTCCATGGAGTTGCACGCCAGCAGGTTGTCGTAGGCAATGGTGTCAGCGGATCCGACGATGGAGAGTCCCCCATTGTCTATAGTGCCCCGCCACATGCGCCAGATGGAATCACGCCAGAGGGAGGACATGGTGTCGTGGTTCTTAATCACTGCTGTTCCTTCCGGTCGGCGGGAGCGAGAGCGGCGCGCTCGCCTACGAGCGCGTCTAGGGCAGCGAGGGCTTCGGGCTTGACCCTCCTGGCAGTCTCGGGGAGCGCATGACCAATCATCGTCAGAGCTTCCCGCACGGTGTCGGCGTGGCCGCTCATCAGAGCCTCCTGCATAAGATGCGCTTCGTCCTTTGCCACGACCTCGATGCGCACACACTCGTGGTGCGCTGTTCGGGGGTTCCATGCGTAGTGCCACGAAAACGGTTCCTGGCGCTGGCAGATCGGGCACCAGTAGATGAACAGCGAGATCACGACGGCATCGCCCCCCGCACCTTCTCCTGACGGGCGCTCACAGCTGCTCACCTGACGAGGGCATGACCCAGGCAGTATCGGGCTCAGCCTGCCAGTCACGCTGCTCGACCTGGTTCCAGGCGTTGAAGATGCACTGGGAGAGGTTGAAGCCGTTGGTGTTGGCGTAGCTCATCATGTAGATGAAGATGTCGCCGAGAGCATCCGATGCCTGCTCGACATAGGCCTCGTCTGTCATAGCCCGGATGCCCTGATCCCGCTTGAGATGGGCATGACACAGCTCACCCACCTCCTCAGCAATGCCGAGTAGCGCATCGTGCGGTTGCTGGTTGGGGAAGTTGTGCTGGACCCACACACGGTGACGGGTCTGCAGTCGCTCGATGGCGTTCATCCCACCACCATCTCGAGGTAACCTGCAGCGAACCCGATGGCCTTCTGCGGGTCGTCGGTCAGGTAGTCGTAGGTCATGATCTGCTCGGCACGGTAGCCAAGCGAGAGCATCGTGCGCACCTGTGGGTACGCCCAGTGGATCTTCTCGAGGTCGAGCAGGCTCACACCCTTCAGCTTCTGTGGCTGCAGGCTGATGTTGTGCTGCGCTGCCTCCCAGCCCGGATCACAGAAGATCCAGTGCGTGTCCTTGAGCCAAAGATCCTGCATCCCGTAGCCCATGTTCTTCGCCGAGACGATCAGCTCCCGCTCGTGGGTGGCCATCTGGTAGATGAACTCCGAGGTGAAAAAGCATCTGTCGTAGACGACGGTAGGACTGTTCTCCCTGATCTGGAGTTTCCACCAGTCATACACCTCGTGGTCTGCTCCGTTGAGGGATGAAAGGCTGGGTGCTCGCCGATACTCCAGAATGTCGATCTCCTCAGCAAGTAGCTTCGCCAAGGTAGTCTTGCCCGTGCCATCAGGACCTTCCACTATCAACATCTTCCACCTCCACGTCAGTCTCGCGTTCGGAGGGCTGACCGATGACCTCGGTCGCCTTGTGGTCACGTTCCACGTTGGCCATCCGCTTCAACCACACCTTGTCGTTGGCCACAGCGAAGGGCTCGAAGGCCTGCTCCAACCATGCCACGATCTTGTCTGGGTCGTCTACGTGCTCCGACACCATTTGCCACTCGAATGCCATCCTCGTCCTTTCTTGTCGGTCGTACTCATTGTATCACAACGGGCGGAGGTACCGCTTAGGATTCCGCATCAGCGTTTGATGCCAATCCTCCTTGCGACGTAACCCATCCCACGCTGCCAAATCCACAGTGCCCCGAGCAATGAGGTGAGTGTAGCGAACAGGGCGGGCTTGATTGGGACCTCGCACTCGATTGAGGGACTGCCAGTAGTCCACCCATCCGTCTGGAGTCGAATAGTAGAGAACTTCAGCAGCAGCTGAGAGTTCGATGGACTGACGACCAGTCTGTATTTGGAAGACGAGAGATAGTGGTTCTCTTGCTCGCTGAAGTTCGCGGATGTATCGTACTCGATCAGCATCCCCCGTCGCGCCTTCGATGAGATGAGTGCGGTAGCCAGCCTTCTCCGATACGTTACTGAGTGCGTGGACCTCAGACGTGAAACGGCAATAGCTGACGCATGACTCTCCTTGCTCAAGAAGAAGGTCATAATACCCCCGAGCAGCCAGAAGCTTCTCAGAATGAAGGTTGGTTCCGTCTGTGAGAAACCCTCCAGCAATCTGTAGGAGTCGGAGTCGACGGACTCCGGCATTCTTGGCGTCCACCCATGTTCCTTCATCCCACTCTCCAATCATCTCCGTAGCAACGTCGGTGTACAGCTTACGAGCACGCGGGGGGAGACTAACCTTGATAGCATGCCAGAACTGCTTACCGTTTAGACCCGCCTCCTCCGCGCTCACCGATATGCTGTGGGCCCGCACCTTGCGGAGGATCTTCTTCTCCTTCTTGAATCCGATGACCGAGTACCTGCGTGAGCCATGACCGTAGATGACGTGGTCCTCGTCGAAGTCACCTGCGTTGGTCCCGAAGATGCTGTCGTCCATGATACGGAACTGACTGAAGAGGTCACGCCACCCCTTAGGATTCGGAGTCCCTGTAAGCAGTACCACATAAGGACGCCCGTCACCCCGACGTTTCCGCAGGCGGTTGACCATTCGCCAAGCATCCTGAGCACCTCTACCTCCCGGTCGTTTGTACTCGTGGCTCTCGTCGAGGATGATCGCATCCGGGTTCCAGTCCTCGAGCTCCCTCTGCTTGACACGGACGAGGCGGTGGTTGATACGCTCAGCTCGCATGGTCTGCTCCCTGCCAGCCAAAAAGAAAGCCACCTCAGGGGGTGAGCCAGCGTACACCTTCTCGATGTGCTGCCACTGCTCGTCGTAGTTCTCGACGGTGCAGGGATACGGGAAGTGCTTAGGAATCTCCTCCTCCCACACTGCGAGGGCGATCTTCGGTGCGATCACCAACACCCTCCGCACTTCGCCCTTGAGCGCGAGGATGGCTGAGTAATCGAGGGCCGTCTTCGTCTTACCCAGCCTAGGCTCCATGAAAATGCCATAGTTCCTCGCCTTGACCGCCCGCACCACCGCCTTCTTCTGATGGTCGAACATCGTGGTCTTCGGGACGTACTTGGTCATGCGTCGGGCGACTCAGTGATACCGTCGGGGTACTGCTGACGCAATTCCCTTAGCGCCTGCGCGCGGGCATCGGTTCGAGACCCACCTTGGAGGACTCGCTGCTGCTGCTTGAGGCTCCAGTTCCGGCGAAAAGATTTGCGAGCTTCCCGTAGTTGACTAGAGTCAATATGCGTCCCCTTCGGCGTGGATTGCCAGCCGTATAGACGGTAACCGTGAGGGCAGGTTGGGTGGTCTTCATCGTCAAACCTGAGGCTTTCGTGGTCTGCGTCCAGTAGACACCCGTCCAGGAACCGCAGCTTGACGACCATGTCCTCGGCGGACACGGGCTCTGCGTCCTTGCTTGATTCGCTCTTCTCGCTCAACTTGCGCCTCCTCTTGCCCCTTAGAGCACTTCTTGCATGGATCCCCTGGGAATTTCGTCCCACAGGCAGGACACGTCGGGGTCTTCATAGATTGAGGTCCTCCGCTTCTGACTCCTGCACCTCGCCGTTGTTCTTGCCCACTGCCTCCTCCATGTCCTTCAGCGCCTGCTGGGCATCCTCCTCCTTGTCGAAGTGGGCTTCTACACGTACCTCCCACATCAGATGTCCTTCAGTGCCGCGTCACGGATGGCGATTTCGTGCAGCACCTTGGCCCCTCGGTACTCCTCGAGCACGGAGTTGACCCCCTCGACCAGCTGTGGGAACAGCGGGGACGAGTTGTTGCTTTGGGCGATGATCAGCCCCCGCAGGAAGATCTCACCCTCCTCGGGCGTCTCGATGATGAACGAGAGCTTTTTCTTGCTGAAGGTTGGCTCCTTCAGTACCTCAGTCGTCTCAGCCATTACACAGGCTCCTTCATGAAGGCACAGACGTCAACGACGGCCTCGTCAACAGCCTTGTGCAGTGCCTCCCCGTTCTTCTGGGAGTTGTGGCAGATGTAGTCGACGGCGGCACAGAACACGTCCACGATCGACTCAGCCACGACCCTCACGGGAGTGACTGTCATGCTGTGGTCCTCGTCATCGAGAACCGTGCGCAGTGCCTCACGCTGCTTCTTCATTTCTTCCTCCTTGCCTTGCGGTTGACACGATGGACGCCTGGCTTGACCTTGACCGTCAGCCAGAACTGATTGCTACGCCGGTAGTACGTATCCCTCGTCGTGGTCCCACAGACACGACAAGCGAGTAGTGGTAGCTTCCTTTCCTTGAGTGGATAATTGCCCTTCTCGTCGGGCTGACGTGAGCGGATCATGGCGTAGACGAATTGTTCAGGGCGTACCCGGTAGAACTTGCGTGCGGTCATGCAGGCCGGACACCACTTGTAGGGAGATGGAATCTTGTTTCTCAGCTTCGGTGGTATCATGTAGCCATGTCGCGAGATCACACACGCCTGTGGGTCAACATACTGCGCTTGCTCTGCCACGAAGACCAGGGCAGATGCTACGGTCGTGAAGTACTTCTTGTAGCGCTTACCTGTCTTAGCTGATCTCCACGTAACGTACCAGGGGAACTTGTTAGCTATCTGGCTGTGACGTAGTGGTTCCTGCAGGGCGGTGGCGCGTAGCCCATAGGGGACCTTGTACTCGTGTCCGTTACGTCGGTACCAACCATCGTCTCCCACGACAAGAGTCTTCGAACGGTCATGGCGCTTCTGAAACCATGCGTAGACCTCCTCCGTGAGGTATTTTCCCTGAAGCATATTGCCCAGTAGCCCTCCTCCGAAGAGTTCGTCGGCAGTGCGAGGCATCTTCGACTTAGCCATCGAAGTACTCCGCAAACGATTGAACCTCGGCTATCTCTCCTTGTGCCCACTCTATCTGAGCCTGGATTTTCGCCTGCCAGTTCTCTTGCACCATAGGTGGCCAATGTGCAGCGACTGTGTTGAAGAGTCCCACGTTGACCATTAGCTCCATGACCGCATGCTGGAGATCGTGGTAGATCTCATCACGATACTCCTCACGGCCCGCCTCCTCATCTCCACCCATCAGCCTCCCTTGTCAGTATCGGTCATTACATCTCACAATTCATTGTATCACGTCCGGACCGGGACCACAAATTGGCTGACGGAGGATACTCCATACGGGCATGTATAATAACAGTGCAGCTGTTCTGACAACCACTCAAGGGAGGCGCATGGCTGACGTAGTCATGGACGTAGCAGAAGACTTCCTGGACGTCGTCTACGGGGAAAGGAAGGCATGGATTGATCTACCATCCAAGGTCGGCAAGTACTGGGTATCTTTTTATACCGAGTGGCCTGCCGAGAGCAGAATTAGTAACCGCATTGACTATTGCCTCCGCGATAGAGAGGATCTGTATTACAGCGTGGCTCAGTTCTCTCAGCGAGGACGACGCATCGAGGACGTACTACCTGTCCAATGGCTCTGGGCTGACCTGGACGAGGTACACCCCTCCACTGCTAGTAAGTTCGGTTACCTTCCCACGATTGCCATCCAGTCTAGTCCGGGTCGATTCCAGGGCCTATGGCGACTGGATAGAGAGCTCAAGCCAGCCAGTGCCTCCCGTATCAACCGCGCGCTGTCTTATGCGCTGGATGCGGATAAAGGTGGCTGGGATCTAACACAGGTTCTTCGCATACCGTTCACCCGGAACTACAAGTATCCCTCTGCGCCGGTTGTTGAGCTTATGTGGTACAAGCCAGAGTTGGTCTATAACCCACAGTACCTCTGGACAGAGCTCAAGAAGATGCTGCCCACAGAGACGCTGGAAGGAATGAAGCCTGGCAAGGGGCGTGTCGAGGTGCCTCGCACGGGTATATCGTCGAGGGCTAAGGTGCTGCTCAGGGCTACTGAGGATATGGTCGTCGAGGGTGAACGGTCTGCTCGGGTGTGGGAATTGATCTGTCTTCTGGCCGAGTCAGGGCTGAATGAGCAGGAGATCTTCGATCTGGTGTGGGCCAGCGCGTGGTCACAGTCCAAGCAGGACGGCATGAGGGCCGGGCAGACGAGAGTGTGGCGCGAGGTGCGGAAGGGGATCGGGCACGTGCAGCGCCAAGTCTCGCTGCGGCCGACCGTGGTTGCCCCCCTGGGGGAGGAGGAAGATGACGATCCTGGCCTCCCTGAAGAGGGGGAGCCAGCTGACGATGTGGTGGAGGAGATCCCCGAGCGTCTGCCCTTCGTAGGCTATGGCTCGTTCATGGCGATGAGAATGGAGGCTCCTAAGTGGCTGGTGAAAGACATCTGGACGGCTCAATCGCACGGGATCATCGGCGGGGAACCGAAGACCTCGAAGACAACACTGGCGCTGGCGCTTGCTCTTGCTGTGGCGAGTGGGAAGCCTTTCCTGGGGCAGTACCCCGTCGCTACACAGGGTCCGGTCCTGTTTGTGCAGGAGGAGAATGCACCGTGGATGATGCAGGACCGGCTGCGCAAGCTGGCTGCATACAGTGGCCTCATCTCAGGCACGGATACCCAGACTCGTTCGGCACGGCGTGATGACCTAGCCCGCAAGGGCCGTCTGGTGGTACAACTGGACTTCCCCGAGGATGTACCTCTTCGTTTCCTCAACAACTGGGGCTTCGACCTCGATGAGGAAGACCATCGGGACATGCTCGAAGAGGAAGTGAGCGTGACCAAGCCAGCGCTAGTCGTGCTGGATCCATTGTACTTGTTGCTAGGAGGCGCTGATCTTGACAAAGCTAGCTCCCTTCGCCCTTTCCTCAAGTGGCTGCTGCATCTGCGTTATGCTTACGGAACAGCTATCGCGGTCGTACACCACTTTCGGAAGGCTTCTGGCCAACCTGGGCAGCACCAAGGCCGAACGGGACAGCGGGTGCTGGGTTCTACAACGCTTCACGGCTGGTCGGACACTGCGCTATACGCTAGTGCTCGAGAATCGCTTAGGACCGGATGGACCTCGACTCATATAGAGACTGAGTTCCGTTCGATGGCCCCACAGATGCCTATCGACTTGTCGCTCACGTTGGGTCAGCCAGGAGACCTGCACATGGAGGCTGAGATCCTGAAGTTCAACATCGCCGACAAGCTCTTCGATCTAGTCCCCTTCGAGGGTACCATTTCGGCTCCGGCGCTAGCTAAGGAGATGGATCTCGACAAGCGCATGATTCTCATGAGAGCTCGAGGTGACGCGCGACTGATCGTGTCAACGGGGAATGGGCGAGGGAACGTCACACAGATCTCTAGAGCGAACGGAGGGTGACGTGACGAGTGCTGATCGCAAGCGATTGCACCCTGCTCATGGAGAGCTGTACACGCCGATTGGCCCGCAGTTCTATGCGCTGCTCGACCAGCTCTACCTCGAGTATGGGTCGTGGCGTATCGTGGCGTGGAAGACCGAGCTGCGGCTGAAGCAACTCCGAACTCTTCGGAGAGGGGAACGTAAAGCCATATCCCTGCGGGTGCTAGACCGCATGATTACCACCTCAGGGGTTGGTAACTTGGGCGACTTCATCTTCTTCACTGCGGAGGATCTCGTCAAGCTCGGGATATGGAAAGAGCCTCGCTACGTCGAAGGGAACAAGAGGATCCAAGGGAGCGAAATCACGGAGGCGCCGATCATGACCCGACTGGAGCGTGAGAGATTGGGTCGAAAGAAGCGTCGGGATAAGATCGCAAAGAGGAAGAAAAGAGAGAAATTGGAAGCGAAACAAGAGGCAGCCAAATGGAAGAAACGTAGTGATGGATGGTTTCGGTAGATGACTATGTGGCTCACGCCTGTTGTCAGTTTTGATAAACAGTACAATAAAGGGCGGAGATCCGTCGTAGAGGTACTCGGGGGTAAAAACAGTGCATCCTCACGGTTATGTCCTACCACCTTGTAAACATAATACCCGTAGGGTATTGTTTACAGTTGGGACTGGGCACTTGTACTGTTTCTAGAAGAGATGTGTCCCACAGGTGCGTGTTCGGTCAGACAAATGAGGGAGGATCATGTCCGAATTGAGCTACATCATGCGACCGTCCGAGGTGTTCAAGCTGTATCTCTCCGAGAAGATGACTGTCCCTGAGGACGCGATCCAGTTCGGGATGCTGGCGATGGGCCTCGAGATCGTGACGGTCATCAAGACACTCGAAGCGCTTCCGACCACAGCTGTGGGTACACGCGAGGAGACCATCTCCGTGCTGCACACTCTGCTGAAAGACGTCGGGCTGGATCTGTATGCCTATGAGTGGTACGAGCGTCTCAACGACTGGCGTCGGCCTTCCTTTGTGCCCGCTCACGAGCCCGAGCATACCGAGCCTTCTGAGCCTCAGATCCCGCCGTTGTCGCTCGCTCACGCTTCTCTGCTCGCTTCGAGGCTTCGATCAGAGCAAGACCTTGAAAGTACTTCCTCTCCAGAGCATTCCGATCTACCGACGGACCCTGCATCAGCCGAGTCGGCCTTGCCATCTGAGCCAGAAGCCGAACCCAGGAACGCTGAGTGATATGGATCTCACGACCGAAGTGAACGCCCGGCTGGATCGAGCGGAGAGTGATGTAACCGTCATAGAACATCACCTTGATAGTGCCCTTACCGTTAGGGACGCTTATGGTGAAGGGCTTACCATGCTTCAACAGGTACTTACTGAACTTACCCATGCTCTCCTTTCCAAAAGAAAGAGGGTGCCGGATGAATCCCCATCCGACACCCTCTCGCCCTACTCCCTGCGCAGAGAGGAGCTACGCTACTTGGTAGCGCGCTTCTTCTTCCTCGCGGGGGCAGGCTCTTCGTCCACGTCGTCGTCGTACTCCTCGACCTCTTCGGCCTCGTCCTCGTCGTCGTCCGACGCGGCGGCCTTCTTGGTCTTCTTGCCCTTCTTCTTCTTGGAGCCGACGCGCTCCTTCAGCTCATCGAGGCGCTTCGTCCGGGACTCCGCGAGTGCTGCCTTCGCGTCGTCCACGTCGTCGAAGCCGAGATCCTCGAGAGCCGAATCGAGGTCGTCCCACTCGTACCGGTTGTTGGCGTTCTTGGCGATCTTCTTCTGCCGGAGCATGACGCGCAGCTCCCGACCAGAAGTATCGAGCGCCGTCGCCAGCTCTGCCGAGCCGAAGGTCGTGGACTCCTTCTTCTTGGCAGCCGGCTTCTTCTTCTTCGACTTCCGAGCAGGAGCTTCCTCCTCATCCTCCTCGTCGTCGTCCTCGTCCTCGACATCCTCCTCGTCGTCGGCGAGGTCTTCCAGGTCGTCCAACTCGTCGAGCTCGTCGACCTCCTCGACTTCCTCGACTTCGACCTTCTTCTTACGTGGTGCCATTACGGCCTCCTTGGCCTCTCGCCCTGAGGTATGTTAGGTGCTGAGCGGGGCGAGAATCACTCATAGCACTATCTTATCACACCCGTCTGCCCGTGTCAAATCCGACACTGCGCCAGGTGGATCACTCCGTAGTGTTGTCAAGGATCCATTGGGCGAGTGTACGGGCCGACTTGACCGACGTATTGAGAACCATGAACGTGGGTCCGGTACTGTCCATGCGATCCCATCTCACCCCTCGATCCGTGACAGTAACCCGGAGAGCAAAGGGAAACCTGCGGTCCTTGCAACGGATCTGTGCTCGTCGCCTCAATGGATCTCAGCTCTCGCCTGGCTGATGTTCTCCAGGGTCTTGAACTCGAAGGTGACGTGCGGCTTGTTGTCCGTGTTCCGAGCCTCGATCTCCACAACCAACTGCCCATCACGGATCACGAGGTGAGCCTCGATGGTAGCTAGGAGGAATGCCGCAGAGCCCTCCACACGGTCTATGTCCATGCGGCCCCAGTCCTCATTGACTCCCTGGGTGCATGCTATATTCCTCTTCTCTAGGAGTAGCATGTCGTGGACCTCATCCCAGGTGAACTTACCACCCTTGCCGATGAGTGACCACCGAATCGCTTCCACCAGGTCATACTCAGTCTTACCGTCCATGCTGAAATGCTCAACTGACCTGCCTTGCCTGACGGTGACCGTGTTGTCCCGGTTGATCTTCATGGTGAAGGATACTCGTGCCATCATCTGCCCCTGAGCCAGATAAGACCCTCGTTGTACCCTCCAGTGTGGGCAATAGCTCTTCGCCTCACTCCCTTGTTCCTACCTTTCCGTTTCTTGCCCCCATCAGGCCGACGCAGCCTGGGGTCCGAGGTGACCTTGAAGCCGTCGTGTTCTCGGAAGGCCATGTTACGCAGCCAACGAGACGTCGTCCTCAATGTGGAAGCTCCATGTCGGATTGTGCAGCTTCATCCGATCCACGTAGCTAATGACTTGCCCCTCCGGCAGCTTGGCAAGAATCTCCAAACCATCGAAGGGGCTGAAAGCGTGAGCACCCATTGGATCGGCGCATGCTTCGGGACGGAACACGAGGATGAGTTTCAGTCTCTCAGGTGTGCGGCAAGTGTCGCAGAGGACCTGATGGGGGAACTGAAACTCAGAGCCATCGTGATAGACGGGTGTGCCACAAGAGTGGCAAGCGTCTATGATGGGCATTGAGCTCCTTTCATGAGTCGCGGGATTGCGATTCATTAGTTCTATCGTATCATACTGGAGTACTGTCTGTCAACTACTATCACTTCCCGGGACCGCAGATCTTGTTCCCCATCGTGGTGCAGTCCCAACAGGGCATATCCTCTTGGCAGGTGATCGCGGTTGACTGGAGCTTGTTCAGCTGAACGGACAGATCGTGGATGACGAAGGTACCGATGATGGCAAGACCTATGAGGCAGATCATTACCATCCATACCACATTCTCCATGGTGAAGATGGGCGGGCCTGGTTCCACTGCCTCATCGTCAGGTCCCCAAGCGTCTCGCAATGAGCCCATTGCTACTCCTTCCCGAAAGCATCGCGGAGTGCCCGCCGTGCCTTCACTAGATGCCCGATGGTGGGCGAGTATAGCTCCACTGCCTCAGCCTCGATGGCAATGACGCCGATGACCCGAGCCAGGTCAATGATGGCCTGCTCGATCTCCTCACAGTCAGACCGGCGATCAGCACCAGCCCGATTGCGGTAAGCCTCGATGTTGTGGACGTTAGACACTTCGACCCTGTGGGCGGTCACTGTTGGCGGGATGGGTGATCTCCTTCAGACGGAAATCGGTCTCCGATACGAGGTTCTGCCGTTCACCGCCACAGGTGTGCTCGAAGATCAGTTCCGACAGATGCCTAGCCAACTCCCCACCAGTCACATTCCTGCTGGAATCGACCTGGTAGGTGATGGTTACCTCATAGCGCTTCATCCGTAAATCCTTTCCCTTTCCTCGTCGGATAGCAGTTCCGCATGTTCCGTTGAGTCGATCTCGCCCATGTCCACAAGCATATGGGCTGCGTCGTCGGTTGAGATCCCTGCCTCATCCGCGAACTCCTTCAGAGCCTGAGCAGTCCAGGTCATCCCTGCTGCCCTCGGTACTGCTGAATGCCGCATTCCAGGCCTACGTTGAATCCTTCGACACGGCCTGCGAACCACCAGCGCATAGCGTGGATCCGTTCGCCCTCATCCTCGATCATCCACGGGTGGTGGAGCTCACAATCGGGATCGAGGTACTCGGAGTAGATGATGGATGGATAATACGGTCCATCGGGGTTCGTTGCGGCCTTCTGGGCACGAGCACAGGTGCAGGGCTGCAGGTTTTCAGCAGCTCCTAGCTCCCGATGTGCTTCGGACGGTATAACGGGCACTTAGCGCCTCCAGAGATGAGCGGGGAAGTTCCGCAAGCACTGCAAGCGGGACTTGAGTTGATCGGGTCCCCAATAGCATACGTCCTGCGAGGGGAGCTCGTTGTTGTGGCCAGAGGCCGGGATCGTGCGGTCGAGGCAGTAGTCGAAGCCTCCCTCCGCGATGTAAGCAAGGATCTGCTCCATGTGCTCGGAGTAGCCCAGCTCTGTAAGCACGAGCCTAGCAGAGAGTGGACGGTACTCAGCCATCGCCAGGTCACAGGTCGTGAGCATCTGGGCAATAGCCTCGTTGCATTGGTCTTCGGTAAGCTTGGTATCGGTCATGTGGATCACCTCCTTCGAGTTGACACGGCAAAGGGCGCAAGGCACAATATGCCTCACGCCCTCACCGTCACGACTCGTCGTCGGATGCCTCGTCGTCCTCGGTCGGCGTGAACCGAACGCGGACGGCTTCAGCCTGCTTCTCGGAGAGGATCCAAGACGTGTTCTTGGCCTCCGCCTCGCGAGTCATCTCCGAGCGAAGGAAGGAGCGGATGCGCTTCGCATCCACACCGAGCTCCTCAGCGAGTGCCTTCGGAGTCGTGGTGACCGGCTCCTTGGTCTCTGTTGCCTTTGCCATATCAATCACCCCCTTTCGGCGCGTAGGTTGCTGTGACGGTCGTTCGTTCATTCAGATCTATCATATCATGCGTGGCAGCTCAGTGCGCTACGTGGTGTCTCGGTGGCTGCCGTTTTACTAACTATTTACAAGCCGGTAGTCTGACGTAGGTCCCGGACGCTCCATTGTCCCAAGAGCAGCCACACACGGTCTGGTCCCAGATCCCGTTTACCATAGGACTATGGCTGGTCAGGCCCAACTCTCCGAAAAATCAGAGCTATCCCCGGAGAACTTGCCCGTTCCACTGGATGATGCCGAGGTACTACGGCGCCACGTAGCTAAGCTATATGGCCAGGGCTGGAAAAGACCACAGATAGCTCGGGCCATGCTCAAGCACCTTGCCACAAATACCCACAGACCTGTGGAACAGCAGCTCAGCCAGGTCCGCAAGAAGCTGAAGCGCTGGGAGCAGAGCCAATCGTTCAGGGACCTCATCTGGGAACTGGCAGTGGTGGACCTCGATCTAGACAGTCCAGCCATCTTGCGCGGCGTTAGTCGATCTGCCAAGAGAGGTCGCGTGGATGCAGCCAAACTGGCCCTCGAGATCACAGGACGCCACGTCACCAAGGGCGATCAGACCGCGCCCAACATCACCATCGCCTTCGCTGGGATCCCACGACCTGGTCCCGTACAGATCGCGGATGCAGAGGTTGTGGATGAACCTTCAGAAGACACCTAGGGCCGAGCCAGGGCGAAGCTATATGGCCGCGACCAAACCCCCCCCGGTCAGGAGAGGGCCTTCTTCAGGAGGGAGTAGATCCAGTGGATCCCGAATCCTGCGTAGACGAGGGCGAAGGTCGTGACCACGACGGGTACTGCTTCGGCGAGGTCTGAGGTGAAGAGGTGGACGGGCATGAGGATCCTTTCGATGGGAGGGGGAAAGGGGACAGGGCGAGTGCCCTGCCCCCAGTTCCGGTTACGCCTCGGCAGGTGCCTCAGCCTTTTTCGCGGCGAGGGCGGCGTAGTGCCCCTTGACCTCGTCGGCGATTTCCGTGGGGATCAGCCACGTGGTGTTCTTCGCCTCGACGGGGCGAGTGTACGCCTTGCGCAGGTGCGAGCGAAGCACCTTCGGGTTGATGCCGATCTCGGCAGCAAGCGCGGTGGGCGTGACGTGGGCGGGTGCATCGGACATGTTGTGCCTTTCGTGAGTGTCGATCGGGGATTCGATCAACGTAGTTGTAGTATACACGACGTGGCAGCGTTTCGTGTAAGGGGAATGTACGCATCGTGTAAGGGGTTTGTAAACGTCTCATCCCTTACAGATCCCACACATCTACACCTCAAGTCTCGTGATCCTCGAGTCTGGGGAGATCGAACTCTCGTGTTCCTCAAGAGATCCCCCCCTACCACCCCCCCCAACCGGCCCTTGACTTGGACCTGCCCGTGGTCTAGAGCGAAGCGGGCCAGCTGTACGATTTTCGCCACTAGCTAACCACTATAGAGGAGAGGATATGCCCGACGTAAGAGGCAACAAGCAGGAAGTAGTCGCCCGGAGCGTTACAGGTGGTACGTTCGCTGCCATGGACGTCGACTGTAGCGGCCGCGATCTGCTCACAGTCCAGGCTCAGGCAGCTGGTGCCGCATCCGGCGATTGGACCCTCGCTGTGATCCCCTACCAGGGCGACGGTTCCACACTGATGCCTGTGGGACAGGCTCTCCCGCAGATCCGTGGCGCTGCTCCTGCTTTTGCCGCTGGCAAGGTCACTGGCTGGGGCCAGTATGACGTCCAGGGGTTCGAGCGCGTCCAGGTGCGCTACTCCAACACTACTGGCGGTCCTCTCGTCGCAGATCGCGTCTCCGCCACCCTCAGCAGTTCCGACAGCTAACCCAACAAGGAGGCACGCCGTATGGACCTGTTCACCAACCGCACTCCGACCGAGGATCAGGGCGAGTTCCTCGACCGGATCACAGGCGAGATGCAGGCAGTAGCAGCCCTGATCGAAGAGCTGCCAAGCTCCCGCTTTCGCAGTCTCGCCCTCACCAAGCTCGAGGAGTGCAGCATGTGGGCCAAGAAGGCCACTGTCTTCACCCTCGGCGTCGAGCAGGAGGTAAGAGACCTATGAGTCTGCAGGTCGGTATCGGAGACATCTGTCTCATCATCATCGCGGTCTGCGTGGTCATCGCGCTGTTCGCCGGCTGGGATGCCGTCTGATGGGGGACGGCGACTTCCCCAAGCTCGAAGCACTCCAGGAGGACCTCGACAACATCCGTTCCAAGCTCATCGAGCTGACGGATCGCGTCGCCGATCTCGCCAACGAGATCCACAAGGCCCTCGAGAAGAACCCCGACGATGACGCCGAGCCCGGCGAAGTCGATCCCATCGTACCCGAAGTCCCAGACGAGGACGACGGGGCATAGAACCCCTCCCAGGGGGAGAAAGAAGAAGGTGATACATGAAGAGATACATCGCAGCGCTGGTGATCGTGGTCGTAGCCATCGTAGCCAGCGGTGCTCTTGCACAGCCAACCGCGAAGCAGGCAACCCTCGACCAGGGACGCAGGCTCGCGGGTCCGTTCTGTATCGGCAAGAGGTTCCTCCAGCCGGTCCAGCGCGGTCAGCAGACCACAAGCCCCGAGTTACGCCTCAGCATTCTACGCGCGGGCGTCGTTCGCAGTGTCTCGGCTACCGAGAAGTGCCGGCCATGGGAGAACAGGAAGCCGGGTGTCGCAGTGCTGGGTCCTGCTGGTCCGGCCGGCAAGGACGGTGTCGCAGGTGCTCAGGGTGCGGCTGGAGCACAAGGCCCAAAGGGCGCAGACGGAGCCAAGGGCGCAGATGGCGCTGTTGGACCCGCTGGCGCAGCAGGGGCCAAAGGCGAGACCGGCCAGACAGGGGCAACGGGCAGCCAGGGAGCAAAGGGCGATACCGGAGCAACTGGGGCCGTTGGCGCTACAGGCCCAGCTGGAGCAAAGGGTGAAACCGGAGCGAAGGGAGAAACGGGCAGTACGGGCCCTGCTGGACCGGTCGGACCGAAGGGTGATACAGGAGCTGCTGGCGCGGTCGGCGCAACGGGACCTGTGGGCCCAGCTGGTCCAAAGGGAGACGCTGGCAGTGCCGGGGCAGCTGGAGCAACGGGTCCTGCCGGGCCTATCGGTCCAGCGGGTCCTAAGGGGGACACCGGCGCTACAGGTGCGACCGGTCCTGCTGGTCCCGTAGGGCCTGCCGGTCCAAAGGGCGATCAGGGGGACATTGGTTCTCTCGAGACCGTCACGGGCGGTACTGCGACTGGTGAGAAGCAGTTCACCGTCGTCTGTCCGGCTGGCAAGCAGGCAATCTCTGGAGGCTTCAATATCCAGGGCTCAGTAACGGCGAGTTTCCGCTCTAACGCAGCGGGTAACCCGACCGGCACCAACGCATGGACCATCAAGCAGTCCTCGGGTGCAGCACTCTCGGGGACCGTCTACGTCTACTGCGCGTAGGAGAAGAAGCATGGCTGGGCGCACCCACACGATAGAGATCCCGTACTCTCCCAACCTGAAGCAGGGTACTTTCCATGGCCTCGCGGCCAAGTATCGCGGCTTCTGCGGGGGGTGGGGTAACGGGAAGACGTCGGGTGGGTGCGCCGAGGTTTTCATCCGCCTTATGGAATACCCCGGCACCAACTGCATCGTAGCACGTAAGACTCGCCCTGAGCTTAGGACGACGACGTGGGACATGCTCCTCAACGGGGACACGCAGCCGACAGGGTGGCGGGGTATTCCTAAGGAGGTCATCAAGACCAACAATAAGTCGGACCTCTTCATCGAGTTCCACAATGGCAGTAAGATCCATGGTCTGCCGCTGGACGACCCGAAGAAGATCGAGAACTACAACCTAGGCCTCTTCATGATCGACCAGGCTGAGGAGATCGAGGAGGACATCTTCCTCAAGTTTCATGGACGCCTGCGCCAGCACAACGCGCCACGCGAGGGGATCCTGCTGTTCAACCCCAACGGCCACAACTGGCTGTGGCGGCGTTTCATCGACCCACTGCGGTCCTCCGCTTTCCGTCGTCAGTATGCCTGCGTTGAGGCTACTCCGTTCGACAATCCGAATCTCCCTGCTGACTACCTCGAGCAGTTCGAGAACCTGCCCAAGCACTGGTACGACAGGTTCGTGCTCGGTAGCCACGAAGTCTTCGTCGGTCAGATCTTCACCGACTTCGATCCGGACCGTCACGTCATCGACCCCTTCCACATTCCTCGCAGCTGGGAACGGTGGATGTGCATTGACCCGGGTATCCGCCACGAGGGCGCCATGGTATGGGTTGCTCGCGACCCGGAGAACAACTGCTACATGTACCGAGAGATCCTTGAGAAGGACCAGCCCGTGTCGTGGTGGGCTGACACCATGCAGGAACTGGAGCAACAGCGCGATTGGGGTGGACCGGATGAGGACGAGTTGGACATCATCCGCCTGATCGGGCCTGAGGCTCAGCAGCGTGCTCAGACTGACGGGCGCACTGTCAAGGGAGTATTTGAGGAGGAGGGAGTAGATGACCTCGAAATCGCCGATAGGGACCCAGTTGCTCGTATCTCTCGCATCACACAGCGGCTTCGACCTAAGCCTGGACATCTACCTCCACTCGGGTATGTGGATGCGTCAGAGTGGGCTAGTGACGACGGCGATGGTGGAGAATCGGGCGTTGATGGAGCTCCAACGCTGTATATCTTTCGTGACTGCGAGAAGATCCAGGAGTACCTACCGCAGTACCGATGGCGACCTGTCCGTACTAACTTCAGCGAAGAGGATGCTCCCGAGAAACCCCGAAAGAAGGATGACCACGACATTGACTGCCTCGGACATATCCTCGTCAGCATGGGTGACTCTGTACCTGAGGTGGCGGATAATTCGGTCCGTCTTACTGCCGAGCAGCGAGAGCTGGACGAGCACTTTGAGCGTGAGCTTGCCATCGCCACTAACCGCGCTGCTGCATCCGGCATCCCCACAGCTGCAGACATGAACCCCCGGCGACAACGAGAGGTGGCTGCATAATGGCAACTATCAGCAAGAGCAAGTGCCCCTACACCGGCCCCTACTCGGTCGACGGCAACGGCAAGCACAAGGGCAACACAGCACTGGCCCTCAAGCGTGCGATGGCTCGCTGCGGTCATCTGCCGTGGGAACCGGAGAAGTGGGACAACGTCTTCAACGAGAAGCTGGAGACGGCCCTTGACAAGTGGGACCCCGGCAAGAACGGCTACGCGGAGGGGCGCTACGACAAGATTCGTGGCACGATGGTTCCGAGGGGTCAGCCTGCCTACGGCCAGAACGCCCTCGACAGCCAGTGCCTCGCGCTCATCGCAGCGGAGGGTAAGATCCAGGCACCCTGGGCGGGCATCGGTCCGGTCTTCAATGGCGGTACCTCGATCCTCAAGCACGATCTGACCCATGCCACTGACGGCATTCCCCGGTTTCCTGCCTTCGACGATGCCTTCCGTGCAGGTACCGTCATCATCGCCCCCGAGAACATTCGTATCTACCGCGACTCATCCGCGCGCCCGGGGGACGCTTGCTACGCTGAGGGCGACTCCGGCATTCGCTACTGGTTCGGGCACCTCGTCTACGCGCCGCCGGTAGGTCGGACGTTCAAGAAGAGCTACTCCATCGGTCGCGTGGCTTACACCAATGTCGGTGGTGGATCTCACGTCCACGTCGGCATCAACGTCGAGAAGCTCTGGGGAGCGGGTCGTCAGCTCTCGCACCACACCAACTACACCCATGGAGCGCCGCTGGTGGGCGATCAGCTGGCTCTCCGCTACGCACTCTAGGAGGCAACGTGCATCTGATCCAAGTTACCAACACGCCCTGTACCGTCTGTGGGCGGGGCAATACGCCGAACTCCGATGGCACGGAGAACGTCTTCGTGGACCTCGAGCGGGACGTCAACTGGAACGACCCGGTCATCCTCTGCGAGGACTGCGCGATCAAGGTCGGCTCCATCGTCGGTATGCTCACCACGACGGACAAGCAGGACATGGACCGGGTCGTCGAGAAGAAGGAGCAGGAGATCCACGATCTGAAGGCGGAGGTCGAATCGCTCCGTACGACGGCCGTCAATCGTAAGAGGCCGAGGGCTGCAGCGTGACAGTTGCCCAGATATTGGCGATTACCGTACCGATCTGTGTACTCGTCGCTGTCGTTCTTGTCGCCGTAATCGTCTCTCGAGCGCACAAGGAAACGCTCTCGACGCTGAACTCGATGCACAATCGGTCATCGGCACTGTTGGATAAGTCGCTGGACCGCTTGATGGCGATTCGCTGGGAGGACTTCGTCGCCATGCAGTCCTACGACACGGATGACGTGGGTGGCTTCATCAGTCCGGAGGAGCAGAAGGAGGAGGTTGGCGAGGTCGCAATCGAGGAGCCGGGCCAGTGGGGCGCGTTGGCACAGCTTCAGCGGCTCTCGGAGGCTCAGGAAAACGAACGAAAGCTCCTCGATGAGGACTTCCCGGAAGAAAGGACCGGTAGCTAATGCGAATAGGCGAGGCAAAGAACGACACTGAGCTCCTCGCGGCTCTCGAAAGCGCACGTCAGCGCCGTCTCGAACTGCGTCGGGGCTACGAAACGCTCTGGTGGAACAACATCGCCCTCGTGATCGGGGACCATTACGCCACTTGGAACCCCAACCTCAGCACTTTCGAGGACCGCGATCCGACGTTTGACTCCACCGACAAGCAAAAGCCTCGCCTGGTGGTCAACCATGCGCTCACTGTGGGTCGGACAGAGCTCTCCAAGCTCACCAAGAGCCACCCGATCATGGATATCATCGCCAACTCGGACGAATCGACGGACATTTCCGCCGCCAAGGTCGGTCGTGCCTCCCTCGACTACGCCGAGTGGAAGTTCAAGCTCCCGAAGATGCGTAAGCAGGCTCTCTGGTGGATGATTCAGACCGGTTTGGGCGCTGTGTACGTCGGGTGGGACTACTTGAACAACAAGGCCGGCGAGATGACCTTCACTATCGACCCCATTTCGGGGGATCCGACCTTCAACCCCACTCGAATCCGGGAATTGAAGGCGATGATGGAGGCTGGAGAGCTCACAGAGGTCAAGGAAGAGAAGTTTCCGCTCGGTGAGTGCGAATTCCAGGTCTTTTCGCCCTTCCAGCTGCTCCCGGACGAGACCTGCCTCGATTTCGACCAGATTCAGGACCTCATCACGACTGAAGTGGCCGATGTGGACGTTATCAAGGGGATTTACGGCCGTGACGCCAATAAGATCCAACCTGACGGCGATGCGATCCTCGGGGCGATGGAACAGCGTTCTTTGGCCCGTGCAAGCGTCGCAGGCGGCGTTTCGCAGTCCACAGGCGTCGATGGCGGCCTGAAAGTCCATACTTTCTGGCTGGAGCCGGGTAAGTACCGCGGGAACAAGTATTTGGAGAATGGCAAGTACTTCCGGTGGTGTAATTCCAACGTCACCCTCGACGTCTCTCCCACGTTCCCCTACGCGGACGGTAGGATGCCGTTCGTCTTCTTCCAGCACATTCCGTCCTCGATGACGATCTGGCCGGACTCCATCATGACCCACATCCGTGGGGCCAACCTGGAGATCGACAAGACCATCAGTCAGCTCATCGAGAACAAGGACTACATGTCCAACCCGATGTGGCGAATTGCTACCCAGCACAAGATCAAGGGAGAGATCAAGAATGTCGCAGGCGCCATCGTCCGCTACCGACACGTCCCGAACATTCCACCTCCTGAGCCGATTCAAGGGCTTCAGATGCCCCAGCAGGTCGAGAACCTCCTCGCGGGCCTGCGTGCTCAGATACTCGACATCTCTGGCCAGGGCGAAACGAGCCGGGGGCGAGTACCATCTGGAGTTCGTTCGGGAGTCGCCGTCGCTTACCTACAGGAAGAGGACGACAGCAAGATCGCGCCGACGGTGGAGAACATGGAGGAAGCAATCGCGCTGATGGGCAGTCTCACCCTCGAGCGCTTCTCGCAGTACTACACCACTGCGCGCATCCTCAGGTTCTACCGACGCGATGGTGTCTTCGACGTGGTGAAGTTCAAGGGGGCTGACCTCAAGAACAACACCGACGTGGTGTGCCAGGCGGGCTCAGCGATGCCGAAGAGCAAGGCCGCCAAGCAACAGTACACCCTCGAGCTCGTGTCACTGGGCATCCTGAAGGATCCACACAAGATCGAGCAGATGCTCGACCTAGGTGCAGGTGAGCCTGACGATCAGGACAAGGCCCTGGCGCAGGCCAAGCGCGAGAACAACTACATGCTGCATGGTGTGCCCGATGGCATGTACAAGCCTGGTCCGGTCGACGAAGAGGAACAAAAGCAGGTGGCAGCCGCCATACCGGTCAAGTCGTGGCACAACCACCAGCTCCACGTTCAGGTCCACACGTCAGCGATGATGGATGAAGAGTTCGATAAGCTCCAAATCGCTCACCCCGGGATTGTCCAGCTCTTCGACGAACATGTTGCTATGCACCAGCAGGAACTTCAGAAGCAAGCCCAGCAGCAGATGGCCATGTTGGAAGCTGCTAAGGGAGCTCCTGATGGACCGCCCGGTAGCACTCCTGATGCAGGCTCAAACGGCGCTACTCAGCACCGGCAAATCATGGAGGTTCCGGACGTCATCGGCGGCGGAGTGGTCGACAACTCTGCCATGACCATCCATTCGTAGGAAGGAGTAACTTTGTCTCCCACAGAAGAGACGACAGATCTCGAGAGCAAGACACGCGCAGAGCTCGACGAGATCGCTGTCGACCTCGATCTGGACCCTGCGGAGTTCTCGACCAAGGCCGACGTGATCGCTGCGATTCAGGCCGAGCAAGAGGACACCGAAGAGGACACCGAGGACGACGAAGACGAAGACGAAGAGGACGGCCCGGAGATCGAGCCGGCACAGGGCGATCAGGTCCAGCCAGGTGACGAGTCCGACGGCAAGGAGAACAAGGTCGAGGAAGCACAGCTCCTCTCCTACTCTTCGGGTACCGACGTGGACGTCCTGGACGTACCGACGACGAAGTTCGCGGGCGAGAGCCCTCCGCTCATCCTCGCCGGCTACTGGGCCAGGCTGAACGACGACGAGTCCGTGCCCGAGGAGTACGTCGGTCACCTCGTCGCGGTTCTCGAAAGCCCCTGGACCAGCTCGCCGTATGCCACGGACGAGCAGGCGTCGGCGATCAACGGATACCGCTACGACCCGGACAAGCTCTTCCTGGTCCGCACGCGGGATTCGGGCAATGCTCTGCTCGAGGTGCCTTTCGAGGCGCTGTCCGAGGTGGGTCAGACCCGCTCGGACGTCATGAGCCATGCCTGATTCACCCCTCCATAACTTGAACGATCTGCTGGCGGAGCTGGAGGAGACCGCCGTCACAACCACACAAGGCAGTTTCGTCAAGATGGAGGACGTTCGGAGGCTCCTCAAAGACAAGGCTGATGCTGCTACGAAGGCCATCGCAGAGGCAGCGGACGCACCAAAGACCGTCGAGCAAGCCCGTGCCCAGATCAAGAAGGACCCCGAGCTGATGAAGCAGTTCGCGGACCGACCACAGGACGCGGGACGGTCTATCCCAGCACAAGAGCCCCAGCCGGCGTCGAGGCCGTAAAGCGTAGGGCAGAAGGAGAGCGTGGGCAATGAGTGGTATGGCACAAGAGATCCAAGCCCGTATGGAAGCAGATGCTGCTGCGGGCGTAGCACCGGGTACCGACGGAGAGACACCGACACCCCCTGCAGTTCCGGCGGCGGCGCCGACAACACCCGATAGCGCTGCTGGGGGTCCTCCGGAGACGATTCCGTACGCCCGCTTCAAGGAGGTAAATGACCAGCTGCAGGCTCTCAAGCCTTACGAGGAACTGCAGCAGTACGGTTACGACTCTGACTCCTTGGGTCGACTGGCCGCGTTCGAAGCTCAGTACATGACGGATCCCATCGGCACGTGGCTCGCCTTGTCCTCGGACCTGGACTTGCCGCAGGAAGTGAAGGACGCTTTGGAAGCTGTGGGTCAAGCACCAGCAACACCCACCCAGGGCGAACCTGCACCTACGGGCGGCGCAGCACCCGCGACACCGGCGGCACCATCTGCCGAACTTCCCGAAGACGTACAAGCAACGCTTCAGTGGGCAAAACAGAGGATGGCTGAGGAGCAGCAGACCGCTGCCAACGCTCAGACAGAGGCTGTGCTGTCCGCCACAACCGGTCATTGGGACAAGCTGGATGAAGCCGACTCCCTGAAGACGCCAGACAACATCAAGCTGACGTTCATCTCGGCCGCAGCTGCGCGAGGCGGTTTCCAAACCGCGGAGCAACTTGCCGAGTCAGCCCGAAACGATCTACTGGCCTACAGGGATGCCGAGCTGGGATCAGCTGTCAGTGGAAGCAGACGTCCGGGAACGCCTCTTGCGGTACCCGGTAGTGCGCCTGGAGCTACGGAGCCGGTGCGTTTCGCCGACCTCCGAGAAGCATCGAAGGCCGCTGCCGCAGACCTGCAGGCAGGGCGACTTCCCTCAGGAACGGAGTAATCAATGGCTGCATCCGCAAGCGTCGTAAGTCGCGGAGCTGCTGGAGAGTTGTTCTTCCGGCTAGTGGACGTCACACTCGACGGATCATACCCTGCGGGCGGGTACCCACTCGTCCCGAAAGAGATTGGATTTGGTACCAACGGCGTGGTCGTTCACGTCGATGGTGCCATGTCCAAGACCGGGGGATGGACTGTCGGGTATGACCACACAACCGGCAAGCTTCAGGTCTTCGACGGTTCCGGGGCTGCCAACGCCATCGCACACGAAGTCGCGCCGGCCACTGTCCTCACGGGCGTGGTCGCACGACTGATGGTGTGGGGCAAAGGACAAGGATAAGGAGGGCTAGGTGCCACAGACAACAACGGCTGCCGACGCCATCCTCCAGAACTACTACCTGCCAGTCGTTCGGGAGATGGTGAACCAGCGGGCACTCTTGCTCTTCGGCTACTCGCCGAGTGAGCTCGACGCTGGAATGGGCAAGATGAACGCCACCAAGGGCGAGACCATGGACTATCGTGGCATCTCGCGCGACGGTGACCAGGTGCAGTTCGCGGGCCGTCAGTGGGTCATCGCGCTGCACACGAGCAGGAACGAGTCGGGTACGGCACGCGCCGAGGGTGGCACGCTGCCGGCTCCGGGTCAGCAGGGCTGGGCGGACCTCATCGACAAGGTGAAGAAGCTCTACAAGCAGATCCAGATCACGGGCTTCGCGCTCGAGGTCTCGGAGCGTTCCATCGGTTCGTATGTCCGCCTGCTCGAGGCCGAGACCGTCGGTGCGGTCAACGACCTCCGCAAGGACATGAACCGCCAGGCCTTCGGCGACGGTCGCAGC